GGGGTTATAACTGGTGGAGTGGCAACAGATGTTGTGCGAACGGGAAATGAAATAAGAATAGACAATACTGGTGTAGTGGAGTTCAATGGTATAGTCGGAGGGGCGACTCTTACTGGTGACTCAGGTGCTGTTCAAGGTAAAGGTAACAATAGAATCACAGTTCGTATTGCATCCGATGCATTAACAGGTGTTGCTTCGTTTGATCCTAGTCACTTTACAGTTGGTACTTCAGGGCATGTAAGAAGTAAAGGTGTCATAACAATTAATAATCAGGCACCCGATGCAAATGGTAATTTTGAAGTTGCATCTTCAACAACTACAGTGAATGGTGTCACAGGAATTGGTTTTGGTAATGACATTGGTTTGACTGGAAAGATCAACCTGACTGCTGGTTCAGGAATTTCAATCAGTCAAAGTTCTAGAACAATAACTTTCAGTAATACGGGTATTACGGGGGTTAGGGCTAAAAGTAATAGTGCTCCTGATGATTTTATTCACACTGGACTTTTAGTTATAACTGGTGGAAATGCTGTAAGTGTATTGAGTACAAACACAAATCAGATAAGTATTGATCTTAAGTCAGGATACCAAGTCACAGGTGATACAGTAGTTGCAGGATACGGTATTGATGTTGTTTCTAGCAACAACCAAAAGACAATCAACAACAGAGGTGTCACCAGTTTCAATGGATTGACAGGGAATGTTACTTTAACTGGTGATGGTCAAGCGATTCAAGGTAAAGGTAACAATACGATTACTGCTCGTATTGCAACTACTGCGTTAACTGGTGTTGCTTCATTTGATCCTAGTCACTTTACAGTTGGTAGTACAGGACATGTAAGAAGCAAAGGTGTCATAACTATTAATGGATCCTCACCTGATGTAGATGGTAATTTTACAGTTGCATCTGCTACTGTTGTTACAGGTGATGGTGGTGCAATTCAAGGTAAATCAGATGCTTATATTACTGCTCGTATTGCAACTACTGCGTTAACTGGTGTTGCTTCATTTGATCCTATATTCTTTGGTATTGGTGCTTCAGGACATGTTCTACTTGCTTCAGGATACCAAGTCACTGGTGATACAGTTGTTGCAGGATACGGTATCAATATTGTTTCTAGCAACAACCAAAAGACAATCAACAACAGAGGTGTCACCAGTTTCAATGGTTTGACTGGTAATGTCACTTTAACTGGTGACGGTCAAGCGATTCAAGGTAAAGGTAACAATACGATCACAGTTCGTGAAGCAACCAATTCTCTAACTGGTGTTGCTTCATTCAACTCAAATCACTTCAGCGTAGTAAGTGGTGCAGTAAGTCTTGCTTCAGGAGTCACTGGTGATACAGTTGTTGCAGGATACGGTATTGATGTTGTTGCTGACGGCAAAACAAAGACAATCAACAACAGAGGTGTTACTAGTTTCAATGGATTGACAGGGAATGTTACTTTAACTGGTGACTCAGGTGCTGTTCAAGGTAAAGGTAACAATAGAATCACAGTTCGTATTGCATCCGATGCATTAACTGGTGTTGCTTCATTTGATCCTAGATTCTTTGGTATTGGTGCTTCAGGACATGTTCTACTTGCTTCAGCATACCAAGTCACTGGTGATACAGTAGTTGCAGGAGACAATATTACAATAACAAGAGATGGTAACTCAGTTACTGTAAATTCAAATTCTGCATCTTCAACAACTATAGTAAATGGTGTCACAGGAATTGGTTTTGGTAATGACATTGGTTTGACTGGAAAGATCAACCTGACTGCTGGTTCAGGAATTTCAATTAGTCAAAGTTCTAACACAATAACTTTCAGGGGTATTACTTCGTTCTACGGTCTAACTGGTCCCACCAGTGGAAATTTCCCAAAAGGAATTTCGGGAGCAGGACAAACTGGTGATCGTTTGCTCATCGCCACAGGACCACCAGCAGATCCATTTAGAAATTACATAAGATTTGGAAATGCGTGGTTCCAAACAGGTGTTGTAGGAACTCAATCGAACAATGTTCGTATTGCATCCGATGCATTAACAGGTGTTGCTTCATTTGATCCTAGATTCTTCGGTATTGGTGCTTCAGGACATGTTCTACTTGCTTCAGAGTATCAAGTCACAGGTGATACAGTTGTTGCAGGATACGGTATCAATATTGTTTCTAGCAACAACCAAAAGACAATCAACAACAGAGGTGTTACTAGTTTCAATGGATTGACAGGGAATGTTACTTTAACTGGTGACGGTCAAGCGATTCAAGGTAAAGGTAACAATACGATAACAGTTCGTGAAGCGTCAACATCAGTTACAGGTGTTGCTTCATTCAACTCAAGTCACTTCAGCGTATCAAATGGTGCAGTAAGTCTTAAGTCAGAGTATCAAGTCACTGGTGATACAGTAGTTGCAGGATACGGTATCAATATTGTTGCTAGTAACAACCAAAAGACAATCAACAACAGAGGTGTCACCAGTTTCAATGGATTGACAGGGAATGTCACTTTAACTGGTGATGGTCAAGCAGTTCAAGGTAAACTTAATAATACGATAACAGTTCGTGAAGCGTCAACATCGGTCACAGGTGTTGCTTCATTCAACTCAAATCACTTCAGCGTATCAAATGGTGCAGTAAGTCTTAAGTCAGAGTATCAAGTCACTGGTGATACAGTTGTTGCGGGATACGGTATTGATGTTGTTGCTAGCAACAACCAAAAGACAATCAACAACAGAGGTGTTACTAGTTTCAATGGTCTTACTGGTAATGTCACTTTAACTGGCGACTCAGGTGCTGTTCAAGGTAAAGGCAACAATAGAATCACAGTTCGTATTGCATCCGATGCATTAACAGGTGTTGCTTCGTTTGATCCTAGTCACTTTGCAGTTGGTAGTACAGGACATGTAAGAAGTAAGGGTGTCATAACAATTAATAATCAGGCACCCGATGCAAATGGTGATTTTACAGTTGCATCTGCTACTGTTGTTACAGGTGATGGTGGTGCAATTCAAGGAAAATCGGACGCTTATATTACTGCTCGTATTGCATCCGGTACATTAACTGGTGTTGCTTCATTTGATCCTATATTCTTTGGTATTGGTGCTTCAGGACATGTTCTACTTGCTTCAGGATACCAAGTCACAGGTGATACAGTAGTTGCAGGATACGGTATCAATATTGTTGCTAGTAACAACCAAAAGACAATCAACAATACGGGTGTCACTAGTTTCAATGGATTGACGGGGAATGTTACTTTAACTGGTGACTCAGGTGCAGTTCAAGGTAAAGGTAACAGTAGAATCACAGTTCGTCAAGCAACTAATTCTCTAACAGGTGTCGCTTCATTCAACTCAAGTTACTTCAGCGTATCAAATGGTGCAGTAAGTCTTTCAGGACCATTTCAAACTCCTGTATTTGCAAATAGTACATCGGGATCGATTGAATCTTTATCTGTCCATTCAGGAAAAGCATTCATATCAACTCCAATCAGAACAAACTTGATCAAGCACAGTCAAGATTATGTTAGTGGGGTTTGGAATGTGTATTCGTCTGCTGTTGCTTCAAGTTTAGGTAATACAACTAATGGTTGGCCTAATGGTTCAACAGGTGGAATTCAAATTGCTTTTTCTGCTGTACCCAACGCCAACAACGGAATCTATCAAGTAATTCCAGATGTTGAAAATAATCAAGACTATACAGTTTCATGTTGGGCTAGATCAGATACAGGAGAAGGCAAAGCAAGATTTAGTTATTATGATGGCTCTACAAGTTATTTCTCTTCTGATTTCTTACTAAGCACCACTCCACAAAGAGTTTCATTTACATTTAGAACTAAATCAAGCGATGTTGGTTCAAATGTTGCTTTTGGTAATGGATCGGGTAATAGTGTAGGTACTGTTTACGCTTGGGGATTCCAACTTGAAAAGGGATCTGTTGCCACAAGTCCAATTCATAATGATACAGGATTATCAAAGAGTTCTGTTGCTGAAATAATTGCTATAGGTGATACTGCTCGTATTGCATCCGGTACATTAACTGGTGTTGCTTCATTTGATCCTATATTCTTTGGTATTGGTGCTTCAGGACATGTTCTACTTGCTTCAGGATACCAAGTCACAGGTGATACAGTAGTTGCAGGATACGGTATCAATATTGTTGCTAGTAACAACCAAAAGACAATCAACAACAGAGGTGTTACTAGTTTCAATGGTCTTACTGGTAATGTCACTTTAACTGGTGACTCAGGTGCTGTTCAAGGTAAAGGCAACAATACGATTACTGCTCGTATTGCATCCGGTACATTAACTGGTGTTGCTTCATTTGATCCTATATTCTTTGGTATTGGTGCTTCAGGACATGTTTTACTTGCATCGGGATACCAAGTCACAGGTGATACAGTAGTTGCAGGATACGGTATCAATATTGTTGCTAGTAACAACCAAAAGACAATCAACAATACGGGTGTCACTAGTTTCAATGGTCTTACTGGTAGTGTCACTCTAACTGGTGATGGTGGTGTTATCATAGGTAAAGGTAACAATACGATTACTGCTCGTATTGCATCCGGTACATTAACAGGTGTTGCTTCGTTTGATCCTAGTCACTTTACAGTTGGTACTTCGGGACATGTAAGAAGTAAGGGTGTCATAACAATTAATAATCAGGCACCCGATGCAAATGGTAATTTTACAGTTGCATCTGCTACTGTTGTTACAGGTGATGGTGGTGCAATTCAAGGAAAATCGGACGCTTATATTACAGCAAGAGTTGCAACAGAAAGTGTTACTGGAGTTGCATCTTTCAACAACAATTATTTTACAGTTTCTGCTGGTGGTAGTGTTTCGATCATTGACCCTAAAATAAGTTTTGTGGATTCCGCTGGCCTAAGCACAGATATATACACTCTCGGTATTGGTGGTAATTACAGATCCATTAAGTTAAACGGTATCGATGGTGTTTCTGTTAAACTGGTGGAGGGCACACCAAATCCAATCAACGAATACACATTCAGAAATACGGGTGTCACCAGTTTCAATGGTTTGACTGGTAATGTCACTTTAACTGGTGACGGTCAAGCGATTCAAGGTAAACTTAATAATACGATCACAGTTCGTGAAGCGTCAACATCGGTCACAGGTGTTGCTTCATTTAACTCAAGTCACTTCAGCGTATTAAATGGTGCAGTAAGTCTTAAGTCAGGAGTCACAGGCGATACCGTAGTTGCAGGATACGGTATTGATGTTGTTGCTAGCAACAACCAAAAGACAATCAACAACAGAGGTGTTACTAGTTTCAATGGATTGACTGGTAATGTTACTTTAACTGGTGACGGTCAAGCGATTCAAGGTAAACTTAATAATACGATCACTGCTCGTATTGCATCCCATACATTAACAGGTGTTGCTTCGTTTGATCCTAGTCACTTTGCAGTTGGTACTTCAGGGCATGTAAGAAGTAAAGGTGTCATAACAATTAATAATCAGGCACCCGATGCAAATGGTGATTTTACAGTTGCATCTTCAACAACTACAGTGAATGGTGTTACGGGAATTGGTTTTGGTAATGATATTGGTTTGACTGGAAAGATCAACCTGACTGCTGGTTCCAATTCAGGAATCTCAATCACTGGTGGCATAAATGACATTGGTGGTACTAATGTTCGTCAAGTAACTATTACAAACACAGGTATCACGGGGATTAGGTTTCTAACTGTATTTGATGGAAACGATTCATATAAAACTGGTGCCATCACAATAACAGGATCTCAATACATATCGGTATCTTCCAATGATGGTACAACTATCGCAATAGTTAATCAAGGTGTGTCCACACTTAACGGTCTCGTGGGTGCAAGAACTCTTACTGGCGACTCAGGTGCAGTTCAAGGTAGAGGCAACACTAGAATCACAGTTCGTGAAGCAACCGATTCTCTAACAGGTGTTGCTTCATTCAACTCAAATCACTTCAGCGTATTAAATGGTGCAGTAAGTCTTAAGTCAGGAGTCACTGGTGATACAGTTGTTGCAGGATACGGTATTGATGTTGTTGCTAGCAACAACCAAAAGACAATCAATAATAAAGGTGTTACTAGTTTCAATGGTCTTACAGGGAATGTTACTTTAACTGGTGATGGTCAGGCTATTCAAGGTAAACTTAATAATACGATAACCGCAAGAGTTCCAAATGATTGCGGAATTACCGGTGTCGTTGGTATTAAATGCAGTAGTGGACTTGGTATCAATTCAGATGGTCTTATCTATCTTGACAGCGGGAGTCCTTGTATATCCTGCTTTGGTCTAGATGAATCTTTGTGTTTAGGACCAGATTGTGAATGGTGTGGAACTGAAAATCAATGCATTTGCCTAGGCCAATCTTGTGATGATATTATTGTTGGTCCTGGCCTGTTTCGAGCAACAAATTCCGGTATGGGAGCATCTGCCAATTCAGATGGATCTTTGGCATATTTGTATTTGGATGTCAATAACCTTGCGACAATGGGTTCTACGATTGAATCAACAGATTCAGTTTTATTCTTCGATGCTAGTGAACCGGGTTTAATCAAAACCAAAAAGGCAAATGTTAGCAAGTTGATTTTGGATAATGACAACTTGTTTGAAAGTAAAACTCCAAGTCAACTCACAAGAAACACAAAATCATCAACAATAGAATTCTCTGTGGTTCTTGGTTCAATTGCACCCAATCAACAAGGATTGGTCAAGGGGGCTAGCGCACACGAATATATTGCACAAAACACGGTCAGATCCTTAAATGGAATGACAGGTGATCTTGAGTTCATGATTAATGGATGCACAGGTAGTGGAAGCGGAAAAATAACAATAACAGGAACTCAAAATGAAGTTAATGTTTCGACATCCTGTCCAACAATAGTCATAGGTCTTCCCGATAATGTAATGATTCCTTATATTAGTGTTTCAGGAGCAACATTCACCGAAACCGTAAGTGCAAGTCTGTTTATTGGAAGTATCGTTGGAGGAACCTTCTAAATAGGTATAGACTATGTCAAAACAAAGCACAATTCAACATTATTTCTCACTCACTCCCGCAGGCGTACCCGCAGGCGCAGGAATGACTTATGGAGAAATTGCCATCAATGTGGCAGATGAAAAACTATTCATTGAAAATCTAAATGGTGATGTGATTTCCTTATCACAGACCAAAGATCTCTCGGGTGCATTTGCTCACTCAGATCAAGTCGTGACTTCTGTGAATGGTGTTACTGGTGCCATTACAAATGTTGCCGTTACCAACACAGAACAAACTTTCACGGGATTGCAAACATTTGCAAATGGAATTTCAGGAGCAGGAGCAACATTTGCAAGTGATATAACGATCCACGGAATTCGTGTTGGAAAGGGAGCAGCAGGAGATCTCAATAGTATAGTGGTTGGAATGTCTGCATGTCCGGCAGGAACATTCAATGTTGCCATAGGTAGAGAGGCAATGCGTGATTCTGTTAGTGCAATCAATAATGTTGCAATAGGATATCATGCAGCGAGAGATATTCAAGGAGGAATCAATAATGTTGCTATAGGAGCAAACGCACTAGATGAAAATGAAAATGGCTCTGTTAATGTTGCCATAGGTTCTCTTGCGCTTTCTGAATCTACAAACAGCAATCAGAATACTGCAATAGGATCATCTTCTCTACAAAACACTACCACTGGATTTAGAAATGTAGCAATTGGTTATCTGGCTTTAGAAAAGAATACTTCCGGTGTAGCGAATGTTGCAATCGGCCACGCAGCAGGAGCATATCGTGGCGATTTAGATTTTCTTTTTCCAAACGATTTAGACAACGAAGACAACAATGTAGGCCCGTTCAACAGAACAACAGGTACTGGCGGAATTTATATTGGCCAGTGGTCAAGAGCATCTGCCAATGGTAATGTAAATGAAATTGTGATAGGCACAAATGCTCTGGGTCTTGGATCAAATACAGCAGTCATCGGTGCAACCGCACAAGTTTCCGCAACTATTTACGGAACATTAAATTTACCCGGTGGTTTAAGTTCATCATCCAATTCTACACTTTCAGGCGTTAGAATTGTAAATGAGGGGATTTATTGGAATGGATCGCAGAGAACTGTTGGGGTCAGTTTCCTCAACGGCCAAGTTCAAACGCTAACTGGAATTGGTTCGGGCGCAACAGGAATGACTGCAATTTATTTTGTAGATGCGCCTTCGACTGGTGCGGCATCTGTAACGGTGATCATCACAAACGGTGGGCAAATGACAGGCAATCAAGACTTTTGGAGTTCGAAGATTGAATGGCCTGGTGGCGTGAAGCCATCACTATCTTTAGGGGGAGTTGATGTTGTGTCATTCCTAACTGTCGATGGTGGAACAAACATATATGGATTCCTTGGTGGATTGAACTTCTTATGATTGGCGTTGTAAGAGCAGCATCAACTTCAAAAACAATATACAACTACCAACTCATATCCGAAACACAATTCGGGGCGAGTGCGGGGGCGCAATCATATTCTATTCCCGCAGGAACTATTTACATTGACATAGAAATGTTTGGTGGCGGTGGCGGCGGTGGAGCGGCAAACTCTTTCACCTTTAATAGAAATACATGGTACAGTGGGGCAGGCGGTGGTGCTGGAGGTGGTTATGTGAGAGCAAAATATTTTGGTGATGCGGACGGGAAAGATGAGGTGGTTGGTGCTATAACAGGAAATATGCAGGCTGGAGATACAATACACTTTACTGTTGGTGCGGCTGGTGCAGGAGCCGCTGCAAACGGTGGTTGGGGTGCAAGTGGTGGAGCAACTTACTTACAGTCTCACCAAAGAAGTGGGACAACAATACTAACATTTGCTGGATTAACTGCATCTGGTGGAGGTGGCGGTCAAGGTGGAAGAGTTGATGGTGGTAGAGCCATTGGAGGTGCAACTGCTCAATCTGTATCATCTCTTAGCATATATTTTATAGATGGAAGTGCATCAAGATCTGGTGTCGTTGGTGGATTGACATCAACATCAGGAAGTTTTGGTGGCACTGGATCATCAGGAGCAGTCTCTGGAATAACATCAAGTATTTCTTCATATCAGAATGGCGGTTCGGGCGGCAATTTTGTGACGAACCAACAACCTAGAAATGGCACATCAACAATTGATCAGAGACAGTTTCCATACCTATACACCGGTGTTGCTGGTGGTGGCGGTGGGGGTGGTTATAACGAAGCAGGAACTGGTCTTACTGCTAGACAAGGTGCAACAGGTGGAATTGGTGCAGTTGTAATCAGGGCATATGGATGACAAGAATTAAAGTAAATATTCCTGAGGGTAAGATTGGAGAGTGGTCTATCAAAAAATTTACGGGAGACCACACTACAATCTACAATCAAGCACATAATCAAGAAACAACTAGATTATATCATAATGATAATGAAGTATATGATGAATATACATTTCTCATTCATGATGTCTATGGACCAATTATGCAAGACACTATGTCCGAGTACCGTGAACATGAGCCTCTTTGGGGTGGTGCGACAGGAGATGTTCTTATAGCGGGTCTAGGAATTGGATTTGTCAATCAAAAATTAATAGACAATCCAAATGTAACATCAATAACTATAGTAGAAAAAAACAAAGATGTGATTGATTTAGTTTGGCCGTATTGTCCTAAAAATCAATCATTTACTTTAGTTCATGCTGATATAGAAACATGGACTCCACCGCAAAGATCACATTGGAACTATGCTTGGTTTGATTCTTGGGGAGGCGATAATCAAATGAATTTAACAGATTATCAACAGTTTATCACCAACAAATATCAACCCTATTGTGATACCATTGGTGTTTGGAATCCAATACTTTTTTGATCTTTTGAATAGTCCTTGCTATTAGCACAATGGTGCTGTATCATGGTCTAAATACACCGCACAACCAAGGAGTGAAGTATGTCTGACGAGATTCGACTGCCGACCGAGTACCAGCAATTTATTCATTTATCACGCTATTCAAGATGGCTTGAAAATAAGGGACGAAGAGAAACTTGGGAAGAGACAGTCAATCGCTATTTCAACTTCTTCGATAAGCACCTTGCAATTTTTACTAAAGGAAAGTTGTCGAAGGCAGAGCGTGAAGAACTTCGTCAGGCAGTTCTTAACCTTGAGGTGCTTCCTTCAATGCGATGTCTCATGACAGCAGGTGAAGCCCTTGAACGAGACAACATTGCTGGATACAACTGTGCCTATGTTCACATCAATCGGGTTCGTGCATTCGATGAGATTCTCTATGTTCTCATGTGTGGTACGGGGGTTGGATTCTCTGTCGAGCGTCAGTTTGTTGAGAAGTTACCCACCATTGCCGAAGAGTTCAGCGATAGCGATACCCTCATCAATGTTGCCGATTCAAAGCAGGGTTGGGCAAAGGCTTTCCGTGAACTGATCAGTCTTCTCATCGTAGGTCAGATCCCCAAGTGGGATGTGTCAAAGGTTCGTCCTGCGGGTGCTCGACTGAAGACATTCGGTGGCAGAGCATCTGGTCCTCGTCCACTTGAAGATCTATTCAAGTTCACCGTGGAGACTTTCCGAAAGTCTGCGGGTCGCAAGTTGACTTCAATCGAATGTCATGACATTGTTTGCAAGATCGCAGAGATCGTAGTTGTCGGGGGCGTTCGTCGCTCGGCACTCATTTCACTTTCAGAACTTGGCGATGAGCGAATGCGTAATGCCAAGAGCGGTGCTTGGTGGGAGGCAAATCCGCAACGGGCACTCGCAAACAATAGCGTTGCATACAAGGAAAAGCCTGAAATCGGAACTTTCATGCAGGAGTGGCTGTCTCTCTACAACAGCAAGAGTGGTGAGCGTGGTATCTTCAATAGAGCCGCAGCACAAAAGACTGTTTCAAAGTTAGGTGATCGTCGTGATCCTAACCATGAATTTGGAACGAATCCCTGCTCTGAAATCATTCTTCGTGATCGTGAGTTCTGTAATCTTACGGAGATCATCATTCGTCCAACAGACACCGTAGAAGATCTTCTGAGAAAGGCTCGTATTGCTGCCATTCTAGGTACGATGCAAGCATCACTCACTAATTTCCAATATATTTCTTCTGAGTGGTCGAAGAATTGTAAGGAAGAAGCACTTCTTGGCGTTTCCATGACTGGTCAGTTGGACAACAAGATGATGCTTTCGATGTCTGATAATAGTGATCTTCTTTTGCCGTCTTCACTACCAAATATTCTTGAGACCGTGAAGAACAAAACCATTGAAGTGAATGCAGAATGGGCAAAGAGACTTGGTATCAATCCCGCTGCTGCAATTACATGTGTCAAGCCTTCGGGAACTGTTTCTCAGTTGACTGATGCTGCTTCAGGAATGCACCCAAGACACAGTCAATACTACATTCGCACGGTTCGTGCAGACATCAAAGATCCCCTCTGTCAGATGATGCAGGAGGCAGGATTCCCTTCTGAGCCTTGCGTAATGCGTCCCGACCACACTAGAGTATTTTCATTCCCCATGAAGTCTCCTGATGGGTGTTTGACACGCAATGATCTAACTGCAATTGAACATCTGAATCTTTGGTTGACCTATCAGAGACATTGGTGTGAACATAAGCCGTCTATTACCATTACCGTTCGTGAACACGAATGGATGGATGTTGGTGCTTGGGTGTATGAACACTTTGATGAGGTGTCTGGAATTTCCTTCCTGCCCCACAGCGACCACTCATACAAGCAGGCTCCGTATCAAGATTGCACAAAGGAAGAATATGAAACCCTTTTGGCTCAAATGCCAAAGAATGTAAACTGGTCTGATCTCTCCAAGTATGAGAAGGAAGATAGAACGGCTGGATCTCAAACCTATGCTTGTTCAGGAGATAAATGTGAATTGGTGGATTTGACATCCTCATAATTCAGTATAAATAATATCGGGTATATTATGCAAACTCTTGCGATACAAGCACTTTGGTTAGGATTTATCCTTTACCTTCTCTACGAGACATCGGCAGTATATTCCTATATTTCATCTTGGCCGATGAGACTTTTTAAGAGGTGGAGTAAAATTCACCAATATGAAAAGACAGCAGCAGATTCAATCAGTTACTGTGATTGGATGCTGTCTCATCACAACAAATCTTTCTTAGTTAAATTGTTGTCATGTAGATATTGCTTTGGGGTTTGGTTATCATTAGGTATCTGTATGATAACAAATTCACCTGAAAATATACCGATTGTGTATTTTGGTGGACAATTAATTTGCTCTTTGTTTGCATTCGCTGAAAGGAAAATGAGAGATGAATGAGATTATATTCGAAGGTCCGGATGATTTGTACAATAAAATTGGCGACAAAGCGTTAGATGGTGAGGCACATAAACCTCTCATCAGTATCCATGCAACAATCAGAATGTTTAGAGATCCTAACACTTGCAGTTGCAAAAAGGGGAAAAAGGTTCAAGATAAAATCGTAGGCATGTACATGTCACTTCCGCCGTCGATTAGAATTGATCCTTTCCGTGAAAATATAAAAGCACTTTTTGACAACTCAGTTTTAATTTTTAAGATCAACGGCTTGGAGTTTGCACGGATAGAATAATGGCATCTACGAACAATATATTTGTTAAGTTCGTTAGAGAGACACTTCGTGAGAATGGTCTTGAACTAAATCTAAAAAACACAAAATTCGTCAAAACCGATGGATCTATGTGTTGGGGGTTTTTTGACGAAAAGCAAATATGTGTAGCAAAAAATAATCCCCGATGGATTGAAGTTTTGGCTCATGAGTATTCCCATTTCATTCAATGGAAAAGGGGAACCGAATTATACAAAAAATGCTTTGGTCCGACTAACAACTATGCCGATGTTGTTGAGGATTGGCTTATTGGTAAAGATTTTGATAGTAGAAGAGTTAAAAAAGCATTTGAAACATATCGGTCTATGGAACGAGAATGTGAAAAGATTACTGTGAAGGTGATGCAGCGACACGGTATAAAATTTGATTTGGAGAGATATACTCAAGAATCGAACTGTCACATTTACATGTACCATTACATGGAAAGAAGAAGAAAAAGTTCATTCAATAATGAGCCGACGAAAAACTGGAGAATCGTAAGGCAAATGCCTTCATCTTTCAGAGTTCAGTCGCATAAAACCCTACCAAAAGAAATAGATGCAGTAATGGATAGTCTATTGTGAGATACTAAATAGTAGGCTATGGCTCACTATAGACTATTCAATGCATATCCTTCTTTTGGATCCACTTTTACCGAAAATGATGTAGTACTGAATAACCCCATTCCGAATTACGGAATGATGGCTACACATTTGACCGACTACTTCGAAAATCAAATGTCTGAAACTACGGTTTCTGGTACCGATTATCTGTCGGCATTTATTGCATCAAATAAGAGTCTGACGAGTATCGTTGAATCTGACATGACCGCAATGGCAAATGATGTCTCAATAGATTTTGGAATAACTTCATCTACTATTGGGTATGCTGCATTGGATTTCCGTGGAGAGTCATGGAAATATCTAATTGGCGATGGAATCATTGGACCGAGCAATATCAACAACACACCAGCATTTACTGAAACATTGAATGCTGCAACAAATATACTCAACTTCTTTAGAGGAAAATACCCTTCAATTAAATGGGCATTTGTTGGATTACCTCACCTTCCAAAGTACACATGCTTTGCTCCTACTGCTGGTTCGTCTTTTTCATGGGGTGAAGGTCTCACAAATAATCCGGGTACAACAAACAATCACTGGGACGCATCACATCCAACGGGGCCATCAGGCATGTCAGGGTCTTACGGTGATAGAATATTTGAATGGAACCATACTCCTAGTAATTTGGCTGCATTCTATAAATCAAGAGTCATCGAAAGAACAAGACCAATACTAGAGGCTTCTGGTTGGTTGTGCCCCGACATTAATCCAGTTGGAACGGACAGTACGCAATTCGGATACTATGTCCATTCAATCTTTGCTCATAACTCATATACAACTGAGTTAATTAGAACTGCAAAAGAGTTTTCTCAATCTAGACTTGTGGATTGTAAAATTATTCCAGTGTTTAACAGTATGATGAGGTCTAGGGAAAGTCATGTGTTTGACGATCCATTTGGTCAATTCAAAATAAGACGAGAAACTGAACCTGGTGGACCAAATATAGACATTCAATATCTCGCAGGATTCTCAGGTGGGTCGGGCAGTTTATATGCATCCGACATTGACTTGAGTCTCTCATTTTTAAGATCTGCCATGCTTGAGCCTGCCGCACTGAATGGAGCAGTAGGATTTATTTACGAGGATAACATTCCTCTTATGGTAAATTTTGCATGTACTGGATCAACATCACACACTGCTCAAGAAGAAGAGGCAATACTTAGAGCAAAAAATTTCATATCTAACACCGTCTATGATAGAACCGATATATCTTTAATTCCTTGGACATCGGTTAAAAATGAAGTTCTAAGTGTATTATCTTACAAAATAACAGCAGCACAACTTAGAGTCATATCCGAATCAATTCCTATAGGAAACTCTTGGTCATTTGTGGACAACAGAATTCAAGTTCCAGATGGAGAAAGTGTTGATGTTTCAGAATATAGAAGTGTCTTCTGGAAAAGATGTAATGCAGGGGTATGCACCGATGCAGGAGAATCATCATTCCGAGAATATAGAGAATCAAATCCATTAATTGCTGAGTGTGATGGTTGTGGTCCCCCACCACCCGACTGCAATCGTGGTGCTTGTTGTTATGAAGAGGGTGGTGTAGGTTTTTGTGGGGATGACATATGTGAAGGTGATTGTGCTGGTAATTTTATTCCACTGAGTTCAAATGTATGCGGAGCAGGAGTTCCAATCACATGTGCAAATCTCGGTGGTGCTGGTGTGGGAGAAGCAGCACCATGTTCAGAAGTAGGATTTGAAAACCGTTGTTGGACAGATATCATAGGACCACCACCTCCACCTGATCCGTGTTGTGTTGCACAAGGTCTAGATCCAGAAAAACCTTGCGTTGAAGTTAAGATTTGTTCTTATGACTGCACATTCTGCGACAATATTGATCGAGACTGTGATGGAATTCCAGATGCACCAAACGGTTGCGCCTCGCCTCCTCTTCCACCAGGTACTATAGAAGAGACAACAAAAGAAAGAACATGTAGAAAGTACCGAATTGCGGCAGGAGCATGTTGCTGTGTAGATTGTACAGGATTTCCTGGCGATACTCCTGGACTTGATAGAGATCCTCCGCAGTGTAGTGAAGGTCCAGCAGGAGGTCCACCAAACGGTCAATTTGGAACATTTGGTGGAATAGCAGGAGCAATTCGTTGTGGTCAAAACGATACCTCAACTTTACCGCTTGCTCCTGGTGGTTTTCAGTTTTGCCACGATCCTGCTCAACCTTGGCTCGACAAAGATGGTTGTCTGAAACCATGTGAAAACTTTGCATCGGTTTCAAATGATCTATGTGAATGTTGTGCAGAAAGATCTCCGAGTGGATATGAAAATCCCGATGGCACACGATGTTGTAATACTGACTCAGGACTCAGTTTTTTATGCCCTAGAGATAACTGTTTTCAACCATGTGTAAATGGTGGAGGAACAGAGTTAGACTGGCAAACAATTACTGAATCTTTATTTCAAAGTTTGTCTTTAGAACAGCAAAAATTAGTTGCAGAAGACATCTATAATTTCAATCTATATGGACATTTAGATGCAGAGACAAAACTAATTGTTGAAAACATAGCAAAGAGAACTAGGAGATTTGGATTATCAACTATGAGAGATAGAGGCCAAGTGATGAACACTATTTCTCTTTATGAAGATATTACCAATCCAAGGAAAAACACAGTTCTTAATCTAAAGAATAATTACTTACCTTCAGTCGAAACAGTCAATAGAATCAAATCGGAGTTTGCATTTGACAGATTCTTATTGCCAATCTCATATAAGTAATACAGAAAGGAGAAAGCCATGTCAGAATTTCTAGGTACAACTTGGTGGAGTGTCCTCATGTTTATTGCTGGTGCTTTGATCGGTGCGCCACTTTGGAAGTGGGTATCGTCAAAAATGCCTTGGAACAATTGAGTTCCTTAAAATAATAAACGGACCAACGGGGGGAGAAATCCCCCCGTTTTCAATAGTATCTTCGTGAACTAAATAGATTGAAATGCCAAAACTTTATACAGATCTTCTCAAATCCCTTGAAGAGTGGGTTGCACACACCGCAAGGGTATCATCACGACTTAGCACCCGCACAGACCTCTCCATTAAGGCTAAGAAGCCGAGCGTGATACAACCGACACAAGTTCCCTTCTCCAAGAAAGAGAAGGCTCGTAGGGGCATACACGGCTTCCAGATAGGAGAAAAATAATGGCTTTTCATGGATCTCAAGGGTTTTTTAGATTTAAAGGTGCTACATCCATACCGCAAAAAGAGGTTGGAATATCGGGGGATTCAAGATACACAAGAGAATTTTTAGATCGTGAACCCATCACCATACATGCGCCATTTAATTTAACGAGTACATTCAAAAGAGGAGATACCCCTTTTGGATTTTCTTTGCCATTCTCATATATTCAAGATGAGTGGGATACAGTACCTGGAATTCCTAATGATTTCTACAACCTAAAGTTTTCTCCAGATTTGGTGTGGAACACATATGCATCCTTACAGGAAAATGGTGATCATGTTTTTATGGAGGAAAAAGATGGTTACATTTATATTTTGAGAAATGTAGTTCTTGCTGGTCTTACTCAAGAAAATGCTGGAATACCTGTCGTATATGATGATGAAATTGGATCTTTTTTGTCGGTTCCATATCTTTGGGGATCCGTCATAGAGGGAATTCACAGTGGAGCAAGAAGATTTATTGTTGGCCCCACGAAGAAATTTGTATCTAATCCCTTTTATGGAGAATATGACTCAACATCATTAGATATTTTGGGAGATTATGGTGATATTGCTTGTGCTGGCACTGGAGATTTTGCAGCAGGGCAAATGCTTTTGGTTATGCCTGAATATGGAACGACTGGAGTATATGATGAATCTAGACACAACATATTCAATTACTCAGCAGATGTTCGGGTTGTATCAGGAAATTCCACTCCACTGAATTCCAATTTCCTACCACAAACTCCTTTCTCAACCGAGAATATTGATTACTCTGGATTTAGACTTAGAGACAGAAAAAAACTTCCAGTTCCATATTTTGCAGCAGATGAAGAATCGCTAATCTCAATGGTGAATGGTACTACTGTTGAACCAGATAGAACAGTTTACGGAACAAGTGGTAATCCCCAAACCCCACCATTCATTTCATTTGTCAGTTGGAAATACACAGGTTTTAATGCAAATCCCACAAGAAGACATGCATTTGCAATCACAAAAAGACACTTGCTGTCTTTATCTACGCCATTTCATAACTATGCATACTCACCCGATAATCCATATGCAAAAGATCCATTTGGATTTGCTAATGCAGTTACAGGTTTTGTACCATTTACTGACCACCAACCTGGCGACAAAGTATATTTCTATGACAAAAACGAAAATCGTGTCATAGAAAGAACTGTGGTCGCAACACTCCCTTTCGATGTTAAAACTGTACACGAAACCTTAAATAAGATAGTAAGCGGTGCATACCCGAGACTTGAATCAACTTGGACAAATGTATATATTGAAAACTGTGTAATTTATACGGATCCAGCAGGAGTAACTTATAATACCCCCTGCTACGAATACACACAACTGGAAGAGGGATACAATACGGAAATTGCTTTTGGGAATTATGATTATGTAGTAAACTATGAAGGGTCTCCTATCGGAGGGACAGGAGATATATCTGAGTTCGACTCAGGAAGCGAATTCGAAGATAAATGGCTAAAAACATATCCAGAAATAACAGGCACAGAAAGCAGTCTTGAATATGCGGAGATGTTTAGTAGGATTAGAGATAAGTTTGTGCAAAATGCTTTGTACAAAGATAATTTTAGCGGATTCGATGAAAAGTCATTTGGACCTACATCTTTCTTCGAAGTTGTACCTTTCAACTATAACTTAGGAATTGAAACTGGTGGTGTAACATCCACCACTGGAGTAGGGTGGTTTGATTCTCTAATGCCTCAAAACTATCCGATTAGAAATATGGTTGGAGGTTTACCGATAAACCTCTACACTCTCAATAATCCATCTGAAACTAACCCACTTGCACTGCAAAAAAGTTTAGGTAATAAGTTTCAAGAATCTGTTGCATTCGAAGACTCAATCACTGATGTGAATCCGACAAGAGAAAATATAAGATCCTCGCAAGCAAATCAAAATATTGGTGTTGTTGGATATTCGGCTGAACAATCACTTGAAGAATCCGATCCTGAACCAGAAAATCCAACAGGATCCATACCTCGGATGGAAGTCGATTCCACTCTGCCAAATTCAACAATAGATGAACAATTTTACTATTTACCAACAGCAGCAAGAAATGCGATCAGAGAATATTTTCCGCATGGTTTAAACAATATATTCTACGGAAGTTTCAATGCTAATGATAAATTTAGGAGACTTTTGACATGGGAATATCTAACTAGTCATTTTAAGGGACTAATAGATGGAAAGTGCAGCATTCATTTATTGGATCAAGATCTTCCTGATGGTGTAAGACCAATATCTCTGTTAGATGTAAGAAGATCTGAATTACATAAACATGAGATGTTTGTTGATGACCAAATGAGGGGATTTATTGCAAAAAATTGCCCACCACAAACTACATTCTTTCCACTTCAATATTTTGGTAATGTTGCGATTGCCGGATGTCGAAGAGAATATGGAACTATAAATTTCGCAAGAACATATGCAAATCCTTATGGTGAATCCATGCTCAATATGCTGTTATTTAGAGTGGGAAGATGCGGGGATAATATATCTAATGTTCTAGACGATTGTGGAGAAACCGGAAACTCATCGTCGGGACCAGAATGTAAATGGGGAGTTTTCCAACTTAGTGTTGGATCTAATTTCCCAATACTTAGCAACGACGGAAATGATCGTGGGCTGATGTTCCCTGATGTAACTACTCAGACTAATTGTTATGATTGTTGGTATAACGGAAATGATACGATTGAGCGGTCTTTGCCGATAAATGCAAAAAACGAAGACAAATTAAATGATCTGACTATTACAAAATCCTCTTGGGGCGGTCAAGATTTACCAGGCCCACTTTTCACATATGGTAAAAGTGGATCTCCAATACTTTCTAGAATAGTAACACAAAGTTTATATGGGTCTTCAGATTTTGATTATCGGTATCTTTATGATTATGTTGTAACGGGACACAAAGGAGATGATATACAGGTTGGGGATGCTATATTCCAAAACTTTGCGGGAGGAACTGGAATATGCTCGTATCCCTTTGACAGTACATTTGGTTTTGTTTTTGCATACTCTAAAGATACAGGAAGACTTTTACTTTCCAGTAGAACATCTCACCCCGTTCTTTCATCTGATATTTTAATCAGATGTGATGAAACTTTGAGACCAGTGGGTGCAACATACGGAACTACATCTGGATATGTTCAAGGCACTTTGGGATTCCAATCTTGTGAAGAAATATCTCCATCAACTAGTGCTGGTGGATGGAAATTCAATCATTACTTAGGTAGACCAGGATATGGGTATACAAAGAAATCATCAGGGCTACCATATCCAAATGACACCGAAGTTGCGTCTTGGATGAGTATTGAAAGAGGCGGACCAAGAGTGCTTGGAAACTTTTGGTGGTATGGTCTTTGGTATGAAGGATTCCCACAATCAAGAATACAGAATAGTAAAAAAGATGATTGTACATTTGCAGAAATAGAAGACCCTGTAGCATCAAGCAACGAATTGTATCTTGGAACTCATAATATGGGGATGTTCTTATCTGATCAACCAATCTACTATAGATCAGCAGATCCCGATGATCCGAATAAATACTATTACTTCGGTAAAGTGGAAGATATTTTTTACAGAATGTTGAATGATTTTAATGATGAAAACGGTGTGACGGGGGACTATAGATGCACAAAGGAAATCATCAAATTTGATGGTGAATCCGATGCATACAATTATCCAAATTCCATAAGAGTTCCAGTATTGAAGTCTCAACACCCATCGCTAACAAGAATTTATGCTGGTGTTAACATAAAAGAGACAGAGTTCTTAAAGTGATCCTAAATAAAGCCACAGGAGATTATGCTATGGACAATGTTAAATTAATTAGAATGGTTTCGGGTGAAGAAGTGATTGCTAAGGTGCTTGATGAAACTCAAGATGGTGGACTTGTTCTCAAGAACCCATGCATTCTGCTTCCTGCTGGTCAGGGTAGACTTGCCCTAGTTCCTTGGATGCCTTATGCGGAAACAGAAAACATGGAAGTTCCGTCTAAGGTGGTTGCTTTCCAAGTCACTCCCAAGATTGATTTGGTCAACGAATACAACACGATGAACAGCGGTCTCATCGTTCCTGACAAGAGTGTTGCATCACCGAAACTGACTTTGGTCGAGTAATCTGGCCGTCTAATAAGGACAGATTTCGCAGAATCTGTCCTTCTGAGAAGGACACCTTTTGGGTGTCCTTTTCTATTTACGACATCTTACTGTAATTGCCCTTCTTGGATAGTTGAACATGTCGCTCAAACTTATCTTGAAGAACTTCCTTGGATTTGTGGCTGATGACAAAAACATTTACATTGTGACCACGCATGCCATTCATGATCTCCAAGAACGCTTCTGTTGATGTATCGTCTAGCGATCCATCTAAAACCTCATCTAGAATCAGTAAGTTAGTGGAGAGTGAGTTCTTGATCTCTGCCATGGCTCTCCAAGCAAACAGAAGTGCCAGATCGATCTTCCGCTTCTCACCTTCGCTGAAAGAAGCATATGTGAATACATCACGGTGTCGAGACTTGATGGTTTCGTTGAATTCATCGTCAAGATTAAAGTTGACGAAGAAATTCATCATACTCAAATACTTGTTGATCGTTCTATTGATGACTGGAATATAATGCTTGATAATTTTTTTCTTGATTCCACCATCTTTCAGCAGGATAGACGCAAGGCCCAAGTAATGATTGTCCTCTACAAGTTCTCTCTTTGAATCAAGTACTTCTGATTCTTCACTTTCAAGACGAGACAGTTCTTTTTCGTCTTGAATCAACTTTGTGGTGTTCCCCCCACGCCCACGAACTTTACCAATATAATCATTAAGAGAATCGATATCAGATGTTTTCTTATGGATTAATGACTGAAGTGCAGAAATCTCCAACAGAACATCTGTAATTGTGTTCAGTCTATCATCGACCTCTTTATACTTGATCATCAATTCCGAAAGACCATCATTTAAATCTTGAGACTTCTTACCCTTTGATTGTACAGTTGTCTTCTTAAACTCTTCATCGATTGACTGTGAGCATGTCGGACACTTGTTATTACTTTCATAGAATTGAATCTCTTTCTTGAGAGAAGAGATCTTCTTTTCAATCGTACCTTTCAAAACAATGCATTCCTCACGCTTCTTGGAGATTAAATCTTTATCCGCTACACTTTCGAACATAGTTTCGATGGTTTTAGTCATCGATTCGATTTCTTTTCGGTGTTTCTCAATCTCTACATTTGTACGATCAATTTCCTGTGTTTCCCACTCTTTATCTGATAGAGTTCTTTTTCTTTCGTCTTCGATGATCTTTCTTTGGTTCTTGACCCTCTCCTTAGCAATAGCCAACTGTGTGTCGATCTGCACCGACTCTTCCTTGATCTGGCTGGTTCTTTCCTTGAGAAGGGTATTCATCACGGAGAACACTCCGATGTCTAGAATCGACTCTACGACCGCTCTACGCTCTGCTGCGGGTAATCGCATGAATGGGATATAATTGGCAGAACCTAGTATAACTACCTGACAAAAAGACTTATAAGACATGTGGAGAATCTGTTCCTCTAGAATCTTTTGTCCATCCCGTGCTTTTGCTTCTTGATCTAGGAGTTTATCGTCTTTCCAAATCTCAAAGATCTTGGGTGACTGCCCACGAACGATTTTGTATTCGTTCTTTTCATCCGAGAACTCCAATTCAACAACACAATCTTTTTCATTGACTGAGTTAGTTAACTGTGGTAAGTTGATATTTCTGTATGGCTTATTGAAAAGAGCAAATGTCAAAGCGTCGAGCAAAGTACTCTTACCTGAACCATTCTCACCGCTGATTAGGGTTGTTGATGCATCTGTTAGAGATAGTTCTGTGAAATTATTTCCTGTGCTTAGAAAGTTCTTCCACCGAATTTTCTTGAAAGTAATCATACAGACTGCGCCTCCATGTACAGTTCACGAATGATGTTCTTTAGTCTAGTTGGATCTTCGATCCCCTCTGTCCTATCAATCTCTTCGCAAATCAAACTCAATGTGTCTTTGGACAAATCAACTTTCTCTACCGTGTTAACAGTCTTGTTGGATTGAGTTTGATCCAATATCGAAATTGAATGTGAACCTTCTTCATTCAATTTATCAATCACACGATCCAACATGAATGGGTTTGTCTTCTTCTCAATAACTAGTCTGACAAATGTGTTTTTGAAATAGTTCCAATCAATTGAACCATCGAAGAAGTCTTTATGTTCTTCATCGTTGTAGGTAAACTGTGTGAAAAGTCGAATTGGATTCTGAATATATTCAACCTCACCAGTATCAGTATCAATTACATGAAATCCTTTAGGCTCATGCAAGTCACCAAAAGTGATCTGATATTGTGTACCAAGATAGTGGATGTTGCCTTTACTGTGTCTGCAATGGAAATGTCCGCTGTAAACAGCATCGTATCCCGAAAGAATACCAGGATCCATACCATCATGGTGTTCAACACCACGAAGCACTTCGTATCCCGACAACTCAAAGTGGCCCATGAGAATCTTTGCATCTTTCTTTGCAATGAAATCTAGGCACTCTTTCTCATTTGCTGTAGTTATCCAAGGAACCATTCCAATTCGAAGTCCCTTGATTTCGACAACTCTTGGTTCAAAATAGAAATTCCAATTGTGGCAAAGGCCCGAATGGTAAAACAACTCTTGAATGGAGTTGACTTCGTTGGTGTTCTTATAGAAAACATCGTGGTTACCTGGAATGATGTCTAGAGTGATTCCCAATTCCAACAAAGGAGTAATGAACCTCTTGTGAACGACATTTAATGTGTGAAAATTAACATACTTGCGACGATCCATAAGATCACCCAAGTGAATGACATTTCGTATGTCATGCATACGCATATATGGGAAGAACACTTTCTCAAAGAACTGCATGAAGTGTTCTAGAAAAATCGGGTTGTCGTTACGAGCACCGAAGTGCGTGTCGTTTATGATTGCTATCTTACCCATCTCACTCCATTAAATCTTCTAGATTTTGCTTGGTAGATTTACGCTTACGCCTTTTCTTCTTGATCACCTTGTTTTCTGAAGTGCCTTCGAAATTTCTGACATCGTTATCACTGAGTGAAAAATAATCAGCATAAGGATTTTCACTTTTAGGTTCCGAATCAGATAACTTACTATCTTCCATCATTCTATTTCTGAATTTTCCAGTTTTATCAGAATTTTCGAAACACTTCATTTTGACAAAGAGTTGCTTCTTCTCTTTCATTATTCTACGAAGAAATGCGTAGTAAATTATTTGAGTAAAAAAGGCAAAAGGGTTCTTTGATTTCTTTTCGTCAAAATTTGTGGTGTACATTATACAATTTTCAATGCCATCGGATATCATCTCCTCTTTGAAAATGTAATTAGCAAAATTGGGTTTCTTCGCTAAGTTGAGTGCGATATCTAAAAAGCACTGTCCAATATAATTGGACACACCTGGAGGCTTTTCTCCATTTTTCTTTGCTTTGGTGTGTAATTTTTTATGTTCAATAAGTTCCTCTAGGAACTTTTGATTGTCGATATAGTGATTTTCTTTTTTTCTTTTAGCCATGTTATTGGGTGTAGTTTAACCTGAATATTCATTTTGTAAAGACTGTAGTTTCATTTTTGTAAAAATCTTTAGGATTATAATGTAAAGAACTGTTTTTGTGTGCTACATATCCTTGGGTTACAAGGAACCAAAGTACTTAAGTACTATATTACCCTATTAAGTAAGATATAAAGTATCAAGTACTTAAGTACTAGGCGAGTTCTTCGCCTTCATCCTCGTCATCAAAAAAATCGTCTTTTGCGTCTTCAAGATCATCATTTGCATTGAATAGATCAAATCTGATTTTTGCTTCATTGTAGTCCTTTAGGACATCATTGTATGGATTGGATATGCAAACTACCATTTTTTCAGGAACAATGTACATCTCGTCTTTTGAAAATTCCATCCAAGGTTTTAGTAACATCATTGGTTCTGCTGGTTTGCCCTTTTTGTCCATTGTAGATACAAATGATATAGACATGGGTCTTTCTAGTTGATAAATCTCATTGGTTTTGGCTATACCACAGATTAAAGTTTCGTTACTAACAAGTCGAACAATCCTGATTGGATACATCATGGTTTGTCCTTTCCATAAACAGGCAACTTAACAATTTTGTACGGGAATCCTTCTTCGTCGTATAATTTCATTCGTGATAAGAAGTGTTTGAAGGTATAGTTTACTTCATCTTCCCAATGTAAATCGTCTGCTATATCGTATAACTTTGCGATATCTTTGTTTTCTGATTTGCGAAGTTGTCTACCGATGCTCTGAAGGATTCGAATCCTACTCTTGGATGGACTAGCGAAGATCAAATTTTTCAAAGACTTGATATTAATCCCTGTGGAAAATGTCCCATATGAAGCAACAATAATTGCATTGTCTTCTTTTTCTACAATGTGGCGAATTTGCTCACGGTCATCCACATCAGTTTCTCCTGCTACGAAAAACACTTTACGGTTTTCTATTTCAATAGGAGCCATCTTACGAATCATCTCATACAGAGGCTTACCGTGTTTCTCGACATACTGAAACAGAACAAGAGTGTTGCCTCTTACGGATGTTGCGAGTTTAGAGATCATGAAATTGCGTTTTTCACAGTTGACAATCCAATCAATTTCATGTTGATAATCTAGACCTCTTAAGGCTTCACGAATCTCTTGTGGATATTTGAACAGTACGCATTCGATTTTCAACGCCGTTAACAGTTCCCTCTCCATTAGTTCTTTTGTGGATACAACTTTGTTGACAGGTCCAAATAAACCTTCGATGCACAACTTGTGGATCTTCGTTCCGTCGAGTGTTCCCGTAAGAGCAATTCTGTAGGGACAATCAACCAACTTGTTCATGATAGTTGTTAGCGATTGCGACTTGAATAGATGCGCTTCATCGCCTATAACAACCTCAAAATTGTCAAACCAAGCACGGGGCATTTTGTAAATAGATTGCCATGTGGAGATGACTATCTGACGATCTGTTAGTTTAGCCACACCACCATGAATTTTGTGACAGTTTTTGTGAACTTCCCATCCCGAGTTTTTTGAATAGTCATCGAAGTCTGCATACATCTGTGCAACTAGCGAGATTGTGGGAACAACTATGAGTATCTTTCTCGACGGATTAATTACATTTTGATAGTAGCGGCATAGACTATAGATGATTAAACTCTTACCACTAGCAGTTGGAGACAGAAGCACACAACGAGACTTATTGATAGCGTGACAAAACGCATCTACTTGGTGGTCATGTGGATCAAGAGGTTGGTCTCCTGCTTTGGGTTTGAGGCTCCTGATGAAATCTTTGGCCTTTTCGCAATTTATTTTGATTTCGGGACTTGCTAGTAGTGAGTCCACTTCCATTGTGTACCCACGCTGCTGCGAGAAAGAGGCAAGATATTCAATTAGTCCCGCAGGAAGAAGTCCCGAGTGTGCGTTGAATAGCCTGATTTTACCATCCCAGTACTTGTTCTTAAAGGCAGGAGTGAACTTAGCACCTGGAACATCATAAGTAAAATAGTCTTGCAACTCATATGCGATTCCATTGTCTGCAAGGACACGGATAAACGCAGAGTTTACATGACGAACACCTATCACATTCATTCATTCGTATTTAGGTTACACCAGACATGAACTTACGCCACTCAATGGCGTTGCGAATGACCCATTGACGATTGTTGATTCCTTTGAGAATAGAATCTAGATAGTCAACTTTTTGTTTTTGCATGTCAATTTTCGTTTGTATCTTGATCAAATCAGCATCTGAATCAAGATAGACATCCATGTCTTGCCGAAGAATTCTGTGGTCAAATTGCTCCCAACCCAAAGCGGTAAGTTCATCCTTTGACATCTTACCCGAATAGTACTCCCATTTCTGTCTTCGAAGGATTTTGTAATCAGCCTCATGCTTTCTTAGTATGAGAGATTCGTCGTGGAAAATATTGAGATACTTTCCATGCAGTTGAGGAATTCGAACGGATTCATCTGCAAGTTCAGTTCCGTCCATTTTCAGGTCGGTTTCGGCCATTTCACGGATTCTTTCAATATTCATTGCGTAAATTGTATCCTCAAATCCTGAAATGTCAATACATAATAATATGAGAGTTTATGGAATAGATTATTCTATGACTTCTCCAGCCATTTGTTTATTTGATGGTGAGGAGTGGTCTGTAAGATACTTGACTTCAACTTCACGACATGTGAAAGAATATCAATTTCAAACTTTAATGGGTAAGATTAGTATAGTTGGAGACCCACACAAGGAATTGTGGAAAACTCAAGAGCATAGATTTCATGATATTTCAGAATGGGCGATGGCTTGTATTGATGATGTTCATGCTAAAATCGTGATAGAAGATTATGCCATGGGGTCTAAAGGTAAAGTTTTCCACATAGCAGAAAACTGCGGCTTGTTGAAACACAAACTGTGGAGTGAGGGTTTCAAGTTTGAGACAATCGCACCAACATCTTTAAAGAAATTCGCTACAGGTAAAGGCAATTCTAATAAAGACATCATGCATGCTCACTTTATTAAAGACACAGGGGTCGATCTCATGAAAGAGATGACCCCTAATGCCAAGGACTGCATCAGTCCAGTTTCAGATGTGGTTGACTCGTTTTACTTAGCCAAATGGGCTAATCATACGGCCAAAGATCTCGTTGTGTAGATTTTAGGGAAAGCCTTTTCAACCATTTCCTTATCGATTCCGTATGAATACTTGAAAGATCCCTCAAACATAGACTTGAGCATTTCCGTTTCCTTTTTGGAAATGGATTCAAGAATCTGAATCAGGATTTCATCCTTTCGTTTAGCGGAAAGGTTGTATTCTTCTTTGAAAATGTAAAGTCTTCGAACTTCAGCCCAAAGCGAAGATGGTGCTAATCCATCAGGACTGCCGTCTTCGGTGAAATCCGGTAGGGTCTTTCTATACCAAGAAGTTCCATCGAATGCATATTTCAACAGTTCTCGCATGGCTATTGTGTTATTTGCTTGAAGACCACGAACAATATCTTGCGGTCCTTTGGCCTTGTTCTTAATATCAATTAGAATTTCTGCAATAGTTAAATTCGCTGACATGTTTAAAACTCCTGTAAGTGTTCAATAAGCAAACGCATATTGTTTTCTATCATATATGGTAATATCTTTGATCGATTGCCTTCAGAAGGGACTTCGAATTCACGCATAATTGCGGTTTCAATTCTATCCGGAATTCGTGAAAAATCGATCATGGTCTTGTTGCGTTCGTAGTTTCGAAGCATTTCATCTGTGCAGAATGTATTTAGCGGAACCTGAATCCATTCAACAAGTTTCTTCTCGTAAATGGGTTTTTGTCGTTTACTTTCGACAAAAACAGAATCGTCCGATAGGAAATTGGGAACTCCATCGCCACTATCTCCCTTCATGATATGGCGTATAAGTTCCTCTCTAGGATTTTCGCAGACGATAAATTCTTTCGTCCGAGGACACCATTGCTTCACATTCGGCAGGCTCTGTAGTTGGAAGAAGTCGTGGTCTGACGATACAATCAGATGCTTCCCTTCAAGATTCTTTGAAAGGACTGCAATGATGTCATCACCTTCACACGAATCAACTTCCATCAGTTTATAGGGGAAGACATCCTTCAACTCTTTTTTGATCTGACGCAGAATGTCCCATAACTGATCCCAGTTAATATCGGACTCTTCCCTAACCTTTTTTCGATTGGCCTTGTATTGTGGAAAGATATCCTTGCGCCACGCCCGTACACGGGAGTCATAACACAAAACTGGTTCGCCGTATTCACTTGAGAACTTGAGTCTGATAAGTCTAACGCTATTCACTACCATATGACGAATGAGACCAATATCCATATTGGGCTTGCCCTTAGACTCAGCCATCAAGTTGGCAATAGTGATTTGATTCATGTCCAAAAGGATCATACCGAACAGTATACAGTCAAAAACTTTAGTTGTCAAGACTTGACAACGATTAAATATGGCTGTATATTATGCGAAAGCCCAATTTGGATGTTGGGCTATCGTAAATTTGCAAGATAGAAAATAGGATAGAAAATGTCTAAGAATCATCAGGGCGTTAGTGTTCAGAAGGTTTATGTTCATTCACTGGATAAGGTTGCGACTGTTCGCAAGGTGGAAGAGGATCCTGTTTGGGGAACACAGTATTTCGTTAGTACTTACTCCCGAGAATGGGGACCGGAATTCTTTTGGGTGAAGAGTAGTGATGCACAGCCTATGGCAACCCTTAAGGGAAGTTCGTCAAATTCTGATTCAGATGTTGACTAAATACAAGTAGTACTATGCCATTCTATGACTACATTTGTAGGGCTTGCAACCATGAATTCGAAGAGATGCTTCGTATTGATGATCGCAAGAAGCCAACCAAAAAGCCTTGTGAAAAATGTGGTCAAAAGAAGGTAGAACAGATAATTAAAGAGGCTCCATCTGCTTGCGACCCTATTCGGGTTGGCAGCGTAGGCAAGGTGGATAATGGCTTCAGAGAAGTACTATCTAAAATAAAGAAAGCGCATCCACGCCACAAAATGCGTGATTACTAGTAATGAAGTTGAATTCAGTCGAATTAGAGGGTAAGGGTAGATACTATCAATCCCCAACAACACTTCGTTGGTATCCATCGGTTACCACAGTTGTCAACCATGAAATGGAAGATTTTTGGCGTGAGTGGAGGAAAAATCCACAAAATCTTGCCAATTCGAAAAAGGCATTAGCGAGAGGTAATCGTCTACATCAAGTGATGGAAGATTATCTTGGTGAAAATAAAACAATACCAACTGATCCATTCGATAGGATGAAGTTTGATCTGCTGAAGCCTTGTTTGGACAAAATAGGCAAGATTCGTGCAATTGAAACTTCAATGTGGTCAGATAAAATTTTACTTGCGGGAAGAGTAGACTGTATTGCTGAATACGATGGCAAGTTGGCTGTAGTAGATTTTAAAACCGCAGGCAAAGACAAGAGTAAAGATCAGATTCTCAATTATTTTCATCAGACAACTGCATATGCATACATGTGGAATCAAAACTACGATCAAGATGATTTGATTGAGAGAGTTGTCATTTTGATCGTTACGGACGATGGTACAATACAAGAATTCGTTGAGGATCCATCTGACTATAAAAAGTCAATGTTCGATGTTATAAAGACTTACTGGGATAAATATTCATTCAGAGAAGTACAGGAGATAGCAAATGAAATTCATCAAGCGACTATTCAGTTCGGGTGAAGTGTTGCCGCCAGCAAAAATTGAAAAGTATCATTGTGTTCGTTTCATGACCGAAAAGGGTGAACAACTTGGTCTTTTACTGACACATGAAGAGTTCGAAAGAGCAGTTTTTAGATGGGTTCAGACTATAGAGTCTATGCCCATACAAGAAGATCCTGAACAGGAAGGGATGATTTAATGGGATCAATTATGAATATAGATCACGACTTCTCAAAAGAAGTCGAAGAACTTACCCGAACAAGAAATAACGGTAAATACATGGAATCAATCATTGATTTGTGTGAAAAATATGGTATTGAGCCTGAGTCGGCTGCAAAGTTGCTCTCAAAACCTATCCGTGAAAAACTCAAGAGTGAATTTGAATCGTTGAATATGGTTCGTGGAAAAAGAAAAACCACGAAGTTACCTCTTGACTAATGTGATATCTTAGTTACAATTCAAACACATCGCTACACTTAAAATACAAGGAGATACAATGTCATTCGCTAATTTGAAGAAAAATGCTCAAACCGGTATTGATAAACTACAGAAGGAAATGGAAAAGCAGGGCGGCAAGGAAGGTGGCTATCAAAAGGATGATCGCTTCTGGTCGCTTGAGCGAGACAAGAGTGGAAATGGTATGGCTGTGATTCGTTTTCTTCCGGCAGCCGATGGTGAAGAGATTCCCATGATTCGGGTTTTTAGTCACGGATTCCAAGGCAAGGGTGGATGGTTCATCGAAAACTGTCCAACGACACTTGGCCGCAAATGTCCTGTTTGCGAGGCAAACAATGAACTTTGGAACAGCGGCATCGAATCCAACAAGAAGATTGCCCGTGATCGTAAACGCAAGTTATCTTATATCAGCAACATTCTTGTGGTTTCCGATCCCGCAAATCGTGACAACGAGGGAAAGGTCTTTCTTTTTAAGTATGGTAAGAAGATCTTTGATAAGTTGCAGGAAGCCATGAATCCTTCCGATCCCGATGAGCCTAAGTTTAATCCTTTTGATTTTTGGAAGGGAGCCAACTTTAAGTTGAAAGCACATATGGATTCAGGGTATGTTTCCTATGAAAAGAGCGGCTTCTCTGCTCCTGCGCCACTCTTTGAGGGTGATGATTCTAAGTTGGAAGCATTGTGGAAGAAGGAATATGCTCTTAAGGAGTTTGTTGCGGAAGATCAGTTCAAATCTTATGAAGATCTTTCGGCAAGATTCACACAGGTTTCGAAGGCATCTTCTGCCGCATCTGTAAAGGCAGAAGATTCCGAGCCAGAGGACTTCCGTACTAAGATGGGGAAGGCTAATCAGATTGCCGAATCGTCTTCCAAGAAGACTACTGCAAAGAAGAGTGTTGTTGATGACGATGATGAATCTGAGGCACTTTCGTACTTCCGTAAGTTAGCGGAAGATGATGAGTGATAAATACTCATAACCCCACTAAAGATAGCATCTTTGGTCCGACAACCCCCGAAAGGGGGTTGTTTCTTTTTATATGATTCAATGAATATCAGAACAATCCGTTTGGATGAGCCATTCCTGTCGATTGCCTGAAAGTGGGTTCCGTGTTTCTCGGTGGTTGTGGTGCAATTATATGCGGTCGTGATCCGCCTTTGTTATTAACACTACTTATGTTCATATTTGTTGTGGTTACATTTGTTTGGGTATTTTGACCGTTGCGTGTATTTGGTTTGAGTGCTTTTTGTTTTGTTTCATATTCATCTTTTAGTTTTTTCCCCATTGGACCCAATGTATTTTCATCAAAAGAAAAATCACGAAGAAATGGTGTTTCTGTTGGAGTGAACAACTTAGGTCCAGATAATAGGGGTTGATTTGTTTTTATTGCTGTCTCGGGAGTCGCTGATTGAGAAGATCCTGTAAAAAACTCAAAAGTTGCTGTTGCAATTTTGACAGCAGGTATGTTTTTGATGCTGTTGGTGACCAATTCTTTAGACAGTTTGATCACATTTGTAATTGCATCAAAAAAAGATTTGACTTCCTTTTTTAATTTATTGTGTAATTTTGGAATTATTGATTTAACGGCATCAAAAATAGATTCAACATTTTCCGTAAAATCATCGACTAGTTTTGGAACTACCGACGATATCACTGCCCAAATTTTTTCTGACAGACTTACCAAACCCTTATAGATTAATGTAATTGGATTATAGTTGAGTAAAAATGATTGAAGTTTTTCAATGCCCTCTATTATAAAGGTTTTCATGTTATCAATAATTTTTTTCGCTGCGGATATTCCATATTTGATTCCCTGATATAACAGATTCGGAAGACTATATTTCCACAAAAGCATTAATGTTTCTTTAGCAGCATTTATAATTGAATTGAAGTTATTGTAAATCCACATGACTCCTTGGACAAGCAATCCTATGGGGCTGTACTTGAAAATCAATTTAATCGCATTGTATGTGTGTTCTAATATTTTTTTGAACGCCTTTGTTATGGAGTCAATTATGTTATTCATGAATTTATAGATTTTATCGAAACCTATTAATCCTAGAGTTAATCCATCTGTAATTCCGGCAAATATTCCGACAAGTAATCCTCGTATACCATCTTTTTTAAATCCTTTGAACGCACCTATGACAGCATCGATTAATGTCAACACTATCGTAAGTGGGAGGAATGCTCTACCAATTAATGAAATGATTGGTCGAAGAACTCTGAGAAATCTGAATAGACCACTCATTATTCCATAACCAAGTCTGAATGAAGTCATAAAGATTTTGAATATTTCTATGACAGGAGCGAAAACAGATTTTAGTATCTTTATGAATCCTAATGCACCAAATTGTACATCTTTGATTATCGCAATAAAAGTAGTAAAAACACCTATTGTTCTATTAATTACTGATACAAAGTATCTACCTATAGCAGTTCCATTTTTGATAAAGATGAAAAATGATTTCATCCCATTGATCATTTTGTTTATCGCTGGAAATGTTTCTTTCAAATACAAGAAAAATCTTGATATGATTCCTCCTCCTTTGAAAGCAGATGTAATCATTCCGAATACTTCTGCTATTGCGGCAGATACCATTCCAACTATCAATCCCGTGGCAAATGTTATAATCGCAATGAGTTTAAACAACCAACCGCCTTCTCTCATAGTATCCCGTAAACCTATTATGTGAGCATCTATTATTTTTACATTTGCTTTGAGATCTTTATACCATTCGGGTAATTCCTTCATCTCTTTTTTGTCCTCGACTGCTTGCCTGTTCTGTCTTTCAACAGCGGCTATTTGAATCAAGGATGCCTGCTCAATATTCTTGAAAATACTTATTTGTTTGTTTAATTTTTGCGTTTCTTCTCGGAATTGTTTTTCTGCCAATCTTTCTGCACGAATCTCTGCGACTCTTTCATTAACACCTTGCTTTACAATTGTTTCATATATGGATTTTTGTATATTCTCTTTTTGGATTGAATCCCTCATCTCTGTGAGTTTTTCAATGATCTTATCTTGGGTTTTCTGTTCCTTAGCCCAATTTGCCTTGAAAGCCATGACAGCAGTTTCGTCTTTGAGATCTACTCCTGATTCAATCATAGCATCACTAAGCATTTTTTGAACAACAGAAAGACTTTGTATGTTTGCTCCGGTTCTTTCAATTAGTCTATTAATAGTATCTTCGTTTGATGATCCTTTAATTTGTTCAAGTGCATTACGAACTTCTTGAGCAAGTTCTTTGGTTTCATTATTTTTTTGATTTTCTTCTTCGTCTTTTTGTTTCTGCTTTGCTTCAATTTTATTTCTGTCAGACAGTTCTTTTTCCGCTTTTAATTTTTCATCCTCTTCTTTTTTAGACTGCTTTAGAAATTCTTTCGACCAATTCTTAAATTCAACCAATATAGTTTTATCTTTGATTTTAGCATCTGATAGTGTGTCTGCGATTTGTTTTGTGAGATCTAAAGAGGCATCAAGTTCTTTTTTTACTACATCTATCTGTGTTTTTGAATCAATAGCAATCATTTCAATTGCATCTGTGATTTGCCTTTGAGTTCCCGCTACATCGGTTTGAATTTCTCTTAACCTATTTGTAGACTCGGATCTTGATAGTTTGGCTTCTTCGTACTGCTTTATTGCTATAGCAAGAGCAGCAGTATCTCCCTTCAGTTCTGCCTCCAACTGTTTCTTCTTTGCATTCAATTCCTCACGCTGCGAGGATTCAATCTTCTCTGTGAGTTCTTTGATATATTTGGTCTGAAACTCTTGATTGTCCAATTGATTTCTCAATAGTTCAACCATTTCACGATTATATGAACCAGACCATTGGCTATCGCTTCCTGGTGCGGTTTGATTTTTGGGATTAGTTTCGCCTTCGTTTGCCATGGGGAGTCTACTTTAAGTTAAGATTCTTTCTGCTTTTCCATCATTTCTTTTTCTTCTTTAAGGTGATGAATTAACATTTCTATGTAAATTCGACGCTCCCAAGGAATCATTCCTTCTATTTCTGTTAGCGAATACTTGTGGTGTTGCATTAGAGAAAAGTTTGTTTCGTAATGATTCATTAGACTATCATGGGAGGTCGCTATTAGAAAAAATCAGCCACCCCCTTAAGGGTAATTGTATTTTCGTGTCCACATCCACTACACTTAAAAGACACTTCTTTCGTCAGTTGAGGCATCGTTTCAAAGAAAGAAGATATTTTCCTGAATTGACTTTGAGATAAAGACTCAATGAACTCAGTTACATCAGTCACACCAACATCTTTGGCTGTGAATGTTTGCTCTGGTGTATAAATTTTATCAACACACAACGCAACTAATGTAAACATCTTTTCGGTATCTGTCTTTTTTTCCTGCATCTTTTCGATGTCGGAATAGGTTGGACACCTCATTTCAATAATTGTGCTATCGTTGAGATTAATCTTGCTGTTGTGTTCGGGATTAAAATCTGGATTAAGTTCAGTAAGATTTACATTTACTACATTTGAATGTTGACAGGCAGAACATTTAATTTGAGGATTCGCAGTTTCTCCAACAGACTTTGTTCGTATATTCACGAATAAATATTCAATATCAACAAGTGCTGCCTCAGTCATATTAATTTTACCAAATGTACACGCTGCTACCACATCTTGCATCGCTTTGTATATCTCTTTTTCATTTTTCGACTCTGATGCTATAAGCAGTATTTTTTCCTCTTTAACAAGAAAAGGTCTGTATGTGATTTTTTTCTTGTTGCTTGGAAGAATCAGTTCATATGTTGGTGTTGTTGCTACTAAGTTAGTCAGTGTTCCCATTTTATTTAATCTCCCTATGTTTTATTATAGTTGTCCTAAAAATCCTTGTCCCTGTGAGATAAAAGTAAGTGCTTGATTGAATATGTTTCTTATTTCGTCATTTGGATTTTGTCCAGGAAGACCATCAACTTTTGGTTTTATTAGTCTTCCATCAACGCCTTTAGGCACATTACTACGCTGATCATACTTTTTTCTCTCTTCTATTTTTTCAAGCATTGACTGCGTTTCTCTTCGCTGAATCTGCTCCCAATCCCTGATAGCATCTTCTGCTGTGACATTAACTAGTCCATTTCTAACAAAATTTTCGTTACTATTAACAAAAGGTATTTCTGACGGATCTTTTAATGTCCGTGTGAATCTTCCTTGACTGTCTATGACAGGTATTCCTATATCTTTTGCCGGAGATTCTCCTCCACGAAGAACTTCACGGTACATAAAATCCACTTTCATTTTTAGTGGTTCTATACTTTGTGTGTAGTTTAGTGATCCATTATTGAGTACCACGCTGTAAGGGTACACTTCTGTCAACTTTATACTATTTGCCCCTAAATCTTGTCCTAAAAATTCTATCGCTTGGTCTAAACTTTGAACAAAAGAGGGGAGTTGCATGATGTATATCGAACATGATTTGGCGTAGTCATCATAAAATCCAACTTGTTTCGTTTTTGGATCTACTATTAGATTTTGCCACTTTTCAAACAAGTTTTTTTCAAACATGTCAGTTAACACATTAAACTCAAATGAAATACCAGATGTGTTGTTTGAATTTATTCCATATGGAATCAGTCTAGTTGGAGTTGAGATATCCATTTCATGAGTAAAAAAAGATTTTGCCGGTAATGTGACCGAACTAACCGTTAAGGCAAGTCTTTCTTTTATTTCTATCGATGAATACCCCAAATATCTGGCCACACTAGGGGGAACATCAATCAACATGACAAACCTATTGGGCCGCATTACGCCCTTTTGTCTGATTGCACTATAGAATTTGTCTACAAAGGTCATGGCTGTTACTTAGAGTATTTATTTGCCCATTTCCAAACTTGTTCACGATTTGCACCACGGAATCTTTCAATAGGCATGAATGGCACAAATTTCCATTCGTCAGACGATATGACATTTGCTTTGGTCACCACACAGTTGAAATAGTACTTTTTTATTGCTGCTTTGAACGGCTTCATATTAGAAGCGGATTTCAAGTATGAATATGTAACTTTAAACATTGCGGGGGGATTTTTCGCATAATTAGGGTTGTTAGTCATTGTCAGAAGATTGTTTAAAAATGTTGCCCTAACCCTCGGTGCTAGGTAGTGTAAGTTTAGTCCAAGAAAATGGTTTCTCATTTTATGAATCATTATTACAAGAGGGAATTCATCCCAAAATGGTAGTTCTAATTTAGTTTTTGGGTTGTAGCCAAAAAAAATCATAGTTCCGATTCTTGGTTGATTGATACCTACACTTGCCATACTTTGGTTAAAATTTTGAGGATTCATTTGAGTTTGAATTTTACTCAAGTTAGTAGCCAACCAATATGTTGCCGCATTAGATTGAATATCTTTTCCGGATTGATTAAATTCTTTTACGACTTTTCCGACTTCTCGTTTACTCATTACTGGTTCCGTTCTTTGTGAATAAATTGTCCTCAGTCAGAATTTTAAACTCCCACCCTTTATCCTCACAAATTTTTCTAGCAGCGTTCCATTTTGCAGAATTAATCATCCAATTTTTCATTTCTGTTAGTTTTGACTTGGACACTTTTTTTGACTTGGGCGGATTTGGTTTTTTAGTTTGTGATTTGGGCTTAATTTCTATGAGGTATACTCGTTTATTTCCATCTTTCGACAAAACCTTTATCCAAAAATCAACAAAGTATCTGTGAACTTTTCCATCTATTGGTGAGGTATAGGGAATAATAACTTCCTCCGAAGACCATTCCAGCACCGATGAGTTTTCGTCACAAAACAACATGAACTTTCTTTCCCAAAGTGAACGATAAAAACAGTTGTTGGGGTCTCCTTTGTATTTTTGTGGGTTTTTTGGTTTGTAGCACCCCTTATAACTTGCGTTTGATCTACGGATTTTTACCTCCTTATAACTTGAGTTTATTTAGGTAGTTTTCGTCTAAATACAATTATGAATCAGTATCCATTTGACCCACTTAATCCATGGTATGACAGCGATCTGCAACCGGTGCCCAAGCCTCCGAAGCCGAATCCAGCATGGCCCTGGGGCGAAGACGAATATGAAAATGCTTTCTCAGATTCAGGGGACACAAGCACAATTAGATCACCACCGCTGTATTATCCTGATGATCTTGGTCAGACCGATGATCTTCAATATATGATGCGGTTTACCATTTATGATACCGGCGGAATTGAGTTGAGAAGACATAGACAGAAGTTCACAGAAAATCAAAATGAATTGACTAGGATGTTTCAATCTAGAGAGCAAAGTGAAAGGGAAGATCCAAATGCGAGCATATCCCTTGCCCAACTTGTGAAACTTGCTAAAGTATCATTTGATACAACAGTAGATAATGTTTTAAACGCTTTTGGTGGCGACAGTTCGGGGTTTAATGTGAGCGGAGCGGCAAAAGGCAGGGATTCTTTTGTTGAGGAGGCATCGGGATTTGCTAAACTAACTGAGGAAGTTCAGAGCATATATCTTTACATTCCTGGACAAATAAATGTGTCTTACAAATTTGATTATGAAGATGCTGACCTAACTTCGTTAGATATATTAAGAGGACTTAGAAGTCTTACTGAAACTCAAACTAGTACTTCGGCTGAAGTTCAAGCAGAACTGGCTAAAACTGTTGGAATGGCCGCTTTGAAAGTTGCAGATGAAACTATAGAACTTGTTGGTGGGCAAGAGATATTTGCGAACAATCAGGCTGCGGCAACAAGGGAGATTAGAAATCCTTTTGTTGTGCATTTGTTCAAAGGAGTCGGAAGAAGAACATTTAGATTTGAGTTTGATTTTTTCCCAAGATCACAAACCGAAGCAGTTATTATTGAAAGAATAGTAAATACATTCAAGTTGTACGCACACCCAAATAGATCTAAGGGTGGGAGATTTCTCGATTTCCCCGCTGAGTTTCAGATCGAATTCTTATACAAAAATGCTGAAGTTATTCGTATGCCTAAGATAATGAAATGTGCTTTGACTTCGATAAGCACCGACTATGGTGAAAAAACATTTACATCTACAATTGTTGATTCAGAGGGTAAAGTGTCTCCCACAAAAATCAAACTCAATTTAGAATTCAGCGAACTTGAACTTTTAACAAGAGAACGAATAGCAAGAGGAGCATAATCGTGGCATATTTTGGCAACTTTCCAAATCTAGCCTACCCGATAGTCATCGATGGTAAGACTGTTCGTATTAATGCAAAGAACATTACCGTAAGAGCAAAGTTTCTAGACTATGTGAAAACATCACAGGTATCCTATCGTGATTACACTATAAAAGATGGTGATCGTCCTGATACACTTTCTTATCGTTTATATGGAAGATCGGATTTACATTGGGTTATATTGATCTTCAATGAAATACTGAATCCCTTTTTTGATTGGCCTTTAACATCCGGTGACTTGAACCGAATGATTAAAAACAATTACAAAGGAAAAGCGATATTCATCAACTCAAAGGTAGCAAAATTCGGAAATAGGTTTGGAATTCTGGAAGCAGCAAATGAACAATTATGGTATGAGGTCGGACAGAGAGTAACACAAACTAGAGGCTCGTCTATTGTACACGGAACTGTAAAAAGTTGGGATCCTAATTTATACAAAATTGTTTTGGACTCTGATACTATAACTGGATCCTTTTCTATAACTCCAAATATCACAAATTTTAACTCCGAAATTTTGGATTTAACTCACAATAGAACTGATGGTCTAAGCATATATGCTTCTGTTGGAAAAGTAGTCGAAGATAATATTTACTCTGTGCATCATTTTGTTGACACAAACACAGGTGATATTGTTGATCATCATGCACTCATATCCACTTCAGATGGGAGTATTGTAAATTCTAGCATCATGGACAGATATGCAGTTTATGGGAACGAAGTTATACCGTTGGCGAATAGAAACATCGTTTCGGTGTCGAATTATCAGTATGAGACAGAAAAAAATGATTCCCTTCGAAACATCAAGATAGTTCGACCTGAAATTATTGACTCTGTTATCAAAGACATGAGGAGTTTGTTAAGTGATTAAATCAACTGATAAATTTTACACGGCAGGAGATGTTGTAGTTGATGAAATTCGTCTTGTGTCTTACTCAGGACTTGAAGTCGATTTGAGAAAGATTGTTGGAGACTTTTCAATCACAGAAGACATGTTTTCAAACTCTCTATCAGGATCACTAGTGATAGCCGATTCGATGAATTTGGTTAAAAACCTCCCAATAATAGGTGATGAAGACTTGTATATTTCTTTCTACACTCCTGGCGTAGACAGCAAACCAAGAAAAGTTCGATTCAAAATCTATAAAGTCTCATCATATATTCGTGGACAGGGGGCTGCAAATGTACTCATTCGTGTTGAGTTTATGTGTCCCGCATTAGTATTATCGAACAGGACTAGGCTGCGTAAAGTTTTTAGAAATCTCCCCGTGAACGAAATGGTTAAAACTATTTACTCTGAGATGCGAGATAAGGAAAAACAAAGGAATTTAGATCTTCCCGAACTTTTAACAGACGAAACATTCGGATCAACTACAGTTTTGATTCCAAATTGGTCTCCTTTTTATACCATAAATTGGCTTGCAAATAGAGGAGTATCAGAGTCGAATACGCAAATTGCGGACTATGTTTTTTATCAAGATCTTGATAAGTATAACTTTGTTCCCATTTCCAAACTGAAAAAATTAAGTCCCATTTGCACATATAAAAACGCACCTGGTGGATTTAGGTCGGCTAGTGGTGATCGGATGTTGGAGTCGGAACTTCGTAATATTATAGACTACTCTGTACGAGATTTAGGAGATAAAGTTGATGAGACAACTATGGGAGTTTATGCATCAAATATGCTTGTACATGAAGTAAACACAAAATCATACTTCATGTACAATTACACTTATAAAGATGCCTTTGACAACGCTCCTAGTTTAAATAAAGGTAGAATGTTGCCATATTACAGTCCAATTCAAAAATCATTTGATGCTCATGTTAAGTATTATGATAAGTCTTATTTTCAGTTCAGTAATCATGAAGACGCATCTGGAATTGATAGATTTTTGAACAGACAATCTCAGATGCATCAGATGAATTCTATGACCATGGTTTTAAATGTATATGGGGATACAACTATAAGAGTGGGTAATGTAATCAGACTTGAGTTTTTTACGCAAGAATATAGTAAATACAGAGATGATTTTTTGGATGAATATTTGACTGCTAATTATATGATTACTGCAATAGTACATAATGTAACAGATGGGGTTCATACTATGAAAATGACTGTCGCAAGAGACAGTTATGGTAGTGAATTACCGGATATTAAAGAGAAAGTTATAAGATGAGATTAAGACCCGATTTCATAGGACTGAATGGATTTCTTTGGTGGCATGGTGTTGTCGAGGACATAGAAGATCCCGAAAAAATGGGCAGACTTCGTGTTAGAGTGTTAGGTTGGCACACCGATGACAAGACATCTGTTGGAATCCCAACAGAGGATCTTCCGTGGGCGACAGTGCTTATGCCTATCACCACATCTTCTATGACAGGATTAGGAAGATCACCAACAGGAATTCTACCGGGATCTTGGGTAATCGGGTTTTTCTTGGACGGAGAAGCAGCACAGCAACCATTTGTGCTTGGTTCTTATGGTGGAATTCAGAAACCCGATATTGCTCTAGGTTTAACAGCAGTTGCTGGACTTGATCAAGTTCCATACAACGATTTCAAAATTAAACCCAAATCACTTCAAAATAGAATCATGAATAATAAAGTGGGATTTAGAGATCCATCAGGATTTTACCCAATAGAAGGGAGAATGGGAGAACCAGACACAAATCGTCTTGTAAGAAACGAGAACATAGATTGGACGGTCGTTAAAAAAAAGAGAGATGAGGTATTGGATTGTGATACTGCTCTTTATGGATATTGGCAGGAACCATACACCCCATATGCGGCCAAGTATCCATATAATCATGTCGTAGAATCTCAGTCCGGTCACATTTTCGAAGTGGATGATACAACGGGTGCCGAAAGAATTCACACATATCATAGATCGGGAACATTCGATGAGATCCATCCAAATGGCAGTCAAGTTCATAAAGTTGTTGGGAATGAATGGAACATTACTTTAAATGATAGACTTATTTTAGTTCGTGGTAATGCATCATGGAACACAGATAGGTTGATGAAGATTCGTGTTGGTAAAGATCTAGGTAAAAACGGGCATTTTGAGATTGAAGTCGAGGGGGATATGAGAGTCCTTGTTAAAGGCAACACCATCATGGAAACTCAAGGTAACTTCCTCCACAAGGTCAAAGGCAAATACACAACATCAAGCGAAGGGAATATGTTGTTCGTTGCTCCAAGAATAGATTTAAATCCAAATGGATCATCAGCGCAAAAAATACAAACTTTTCTGACTAAACTGAGAGGAACTATTAGGAAAGTAGTTCGTGATACTATTGATGTTGTTAGGTTTAACGGAGCCATGAATAGGCGTAGGAATTAATATGCTAGGACCAAGACCATTTAAAAGACTTCTTCCTAAATCAAAAGACACGAAACCTCCTGTCTTAAGCGTTGATAATATATCAGCAGAATTTTTTGGTCTTGGTGAGTCGCCTACACTAGATCTACCATCTACTTTAGACCAATCTTTAGTGAATGAGCAATTACTCGACAATCCGTCTTTGGTGATTGAAAACACCGTATCTATATTTCCGAATAATGAATTTTTGAGTGATGTTGCTGTGGGCATACCGATACCGAATCAGACTGATAGTAGTGCATTTGGTGGTGGTATTGGCACACAAAATTCAGAACAGCGACAGACATTTAATCAGACCTCATTAGATCGTCAAGAGAGTGTAGTTCTTATGCAAAACACTCTTTTATCGCCGCTTGTAGTTACGGGAAATATAGTATTTCAGGAACTTGGAACTAAGTTGAAATATTCAAAGGAACAGTCTAACAAGTTGAACGAAATACTTTCCACACAATTTCAATTGTTAAATTTAGATACTCAGGTCGTAGTTGATCCTCCAACATTTTTGTCTCCAGATCCACCATTTGTTTTAGATGGGGGTGAATTCTAATTATGCCGATGACGCATAGCGGCCAATATCCGATAGAATACTATTACCCTGGATTAGGTATCGGTCCCAACTACAATCCCATTGGATTTGGTCCAACATCGGAAAACTGTAGATTTACATGGACCGATTCAGGTAGAACATTTGGAAGAAAACCAATCTATGAAAAACAATTTGTCGGTCAATGTATAGACATTAGTGTTGAGGCGAACTACACAAGATGTGTTGATTCTGTTCTAAATGGGACATATGATCCGCCATTTGCCGGAGCAGATGAGATTCCCGCTCAATGTTGCCCAACTGCTAGTGGACCAATAAAATATGCAGTTATAGGTGGAGAGTTTCCGCCGAGTTTAGTTTTGGACATAGACACAGGAAAGATGTTCGGCCAAATAGATTCTTTACAAGAAATATCCCCCAACAGATTTGGATATTTCGATAAGACAGATTTTAGTAATGTCGATTATCTAGATGGATCGATAGGTGGCGGAAAGATATTTTTTACGATTAGGGCTTTTGATTCTGGAAATACATCTGATTTCTCTGACAAGGAATTCACATTTCATGTTAGAACAAATTGGGCTTTGCGAAGAGATAGGATGCTACTAAATATAAACAATCAATCTTATTTGGATGACATGAAAAAACAAGGATTCTTTACAGGTCCAGGATGCGACGAATACGAAGACGATATTTTCTGAAAGGTTATAATGCCCCCAGTTCACAGATTAAGAGACATATGCACAGGACATGGATGCTATCCACCAAGACCGAATAGGTCTGCGTCTGCAAATGTCATTGTAAACAGTCGTGGATGGCATCGTAAAGGCGACTCATGGAAAGTCCATTGTTGCGGGGGGTGTCACAGTAGTGTAACTTGTAAAGGATCATCGACTGTATTTGTTAATAGTAGACAAGCGGTTCGGATCGGGGATCCTGTTTGTTGTGGCTCTGCCACAGCAACGGGATCAGAAAATGTATTTTGTGGAGACTGATCATGGCAGAAATTAACGAAAATGCAGCAGATCTTGATATAAATTTTGCAAGAAATTTTTTCACAAATGATGTCACTAGATTTACAGGTGACGCAGCAATACGCCGAGCACTTAAGAATTTGGTTCTCCTTAAATCAAATGAGAAGCCATTTCATCCAGAAATTAATTCTGGTATAGCAGATCTTCTTTTTGAGAACACCTCCCCCATAATTGTTCAGGAAATCAAAAAACGAGTCGAAAAGGTCATAAGAACATACGAACCTAGAGTTAGTAGAACTATGATAAAATTGCAATATGATATAGACAGAAGTGAAGTCAAAATAAGCATAATGTATACAATAAAAAACATCAAAAAAGTCTTTGACACCACGATAACATTACAGAGGACAAGATAATGTCAGATACAAAAATCAATGATTTAGATTTTGACAGCATCAAGTCTAGTCTAAGAGACTACTTGAGAGGACAAGAGCAGTTCAAAGATTATGACTTCGAAGGGTCTACTTTAAACATTCTTTTAGACCTTCTAGCGTATAATACGCATTATCAGGGATTCTATGCAAATATGGTTGCAAATGAAGCGTTCCTAGACTCTGCAATAGTGAGAAACTCTGTGGTGTCTTTAGCGAAACATTTGAACTATAGACCTAGATCAAAGAAAGCAGCCAGAGCAGTTGTAAATATTGAAATGATTCCAATTAACAGTGCTAGGGGTGGAGTTCCTGCATCTGCAACTGTGGCAGCCAACAAAGAGTATCTTCCTCCGGGAAAATCTTTCAGTGCTAGAGATGCGTTAGGTAAAACTGTAAACTTTGTTAACCTAGAGAATTACAGGTTCTCGGTTGTTGGTGGAAGATTTTTCATCAATAACGCTATTTTATATGAGGGTAATATACAGACATCTTCATTTGTAGTGAATGTAAAAGATGTTAATCAAAAGTTCATAATTGATGACGATGATATCGATATTGATACTCTATTTGTAAAAGTTCAAAGATCAGTTAGAGATACGACAGGCATAGAGGATGTTTGGTTTAGAGCGTTAGATGTTAATAAACTTGATGGAAATTCATTGGCATTTTTTGTACAGGAGGCAGAGGGAGGCAAATGGGAAATATATTTTGGTGATGGGATAGTTGGTAAAAATGTTGAAAATGGAAACTTGATATCAATAATTTATTTGCGAACTAATGGAACTCTCGGAAATGGAATAGGCAACACAGATACCGAGCAGAACAGAACATTTACAACAACAAATACAGATACATCACAGTACATAGTTTCAGTAGTCCGTGATGAAAATGGTAGACCATCTCCATCATTTGGTGGTTCTGAGCCAGAATCCATCAATTCAATCAAGTATTACGCTCCAAGAAACTATCAAGCACAAGATCGTGCGGTCACATCCACGGACTATCTCGTTTTACTTGCCAAAGAATATTCACTTAGATCAGAATCATTTTTAGTTTGGGGTGGTGAGGAAAATGATCCCCCGAATTACGGTAAGGTCTTTATTTCAGTCAAACCAAAGAATTCATCTAAGTTGTCTATAACTGAAAAACAAGCGATATCAAAAAGTATTTTGAGTCCTTTGAATGTTCTTACGGTTAAACCTGAGGTTGTAGATGCGGATGTAACATACATCAATCCCTCCGTAACAGTTTACTATGATCCGAGATTGACAACATCTTCAGCAGACAGTTTATCACAGGGAATAAGAGATAAGATAATAACATTTGGTGATATTAATTTAGACCAGTTTGGAAAAAATTTCAGACAGTCAAAGTTTAGTTCTTACATTGATGGGCTTGATGCATCTTTTAATAGCAGTAGCATTTCTTTACTTCTTGAAAAAAGGTTTGAGGTAAAATTCGGGCAGGCTCTTCCCTATAAAATTAAGTATGACAACAAACTGTTTCATCCAATTGATGGGTATCCTCCAATTATTAGTTCATCTGGATTTTTTCATTTAGATTTAACCGCCACATCATTAATTAAACCTACCGTAGTTGCATATTTTGATGACGATGGTTATGGAAATATTAGAATTTATAAGTTGATAGGTAGTGAAAGAGTATACTTAAAAAGAAAAGCCGGAACTGTCAATTATGAAACCGGTTTAATTGAGATTAAATCATTTACACCGTTAGGTATTCCTGATGGTACTGTTGAAATTAATATATTAGCCAAACCCGATAAGGGGGATATCTTTGTAAGAAGAAATCAAGTTCTAGTAATTAATACTGACAAGATAGATATTACAATGGTTCAGGAGAAATCGGTTATTGATAGAAAGGCAAGTGACACAGGATTCCCTTTCCTGACTTGATAGAAGATGTACGAAGATAAGTCTAAACAAATTTCTAATCTTGTAGCGGGAAGACTTCCTGAATTTGTTAGGGTCGATCATCCAACATTAGTTGCATTTCTTGAAACATATTATGAGTGGTTGCAAAAAAAAGAACGGGGCAAGCAAATTGTTAGCCCGATGCTTTTACAGGATATAATTGATGTAGATAAAAGTTTGGATGATTTTATCAGTCAATTCAAGAAAGAATATTTGTTCGATTTTCCCGAGCAGTTGGCTGTATCTAAAGAAACTGGAAATCCAGTTGATATCAGAAAACTAATTAAAAACATTAAATCATTTTATAGAGCAAAAGGTACAGAAAAGTCATACGAATTTTTGTTTAGAATTTTGTATGACACAGCAGTTGAATTTTATTATCCAAAGACCGATATTCTTCGGGTTTCTGATGGTAAGTGGTTACAGAAAACATCTATTAAAGTAACCAATACATTGAATGATCGTATATTTGAATCTATTGGTAGGATCATCTATCAGAAAAACGAATTAGGTCAGATAGTATCATCGGGGAAAGTCATTGATGTTTCGCTTTATCGTGAGGGGCAGAATGATGTCGCTGAATTAATAATTTCAGGCCGCAACGGCTCATTTACTCCTGGAAGCAAGGGTATAGATTTTAAAACTGAAAATGGAGAAACACTACATGAACTTAGAGTTTATGATGTGGTTGCATCTGTAACTATTTCGAACGGTGGATCTAACTACTCAGTTGGAGACAAAGTCTTTTTTACTTCTGCCGCAGGAGACAGCGGCGTTGGCGCACGGGGTTCTGTCTCACTTGTCGATGCCACAGGAAAAATTAGACGAATCAAAATTGAAAATTTTGGTATCAATTATCTCATCTCTCCAACAGTAAATGTGCAGTCTATTAGTGGTACGGGATTCGTTGGGGTTGCAAATACAGGAGCAATTTGTGAATATGAAGGGTACTACATAAATACTGATGGAAGAGTTAGTACCAATAAAGTCTTACAAGACAATCATTATTATCAAGATTATTCGTATGTTTTAAAAGCAGAAATTGTTATTGACGAATATCGTGAGTCAATCAGAAGACTTGTTCACCCTGCTGGTATGGCAATGTTTGGACAGGTTCTTATCAAACGCTGCGCCCGTGAAGATCTAGATCAATCATCCGCTTTAATTAAATTTGAAGTTCCTGTGATTGGTCACTACACACCGTACACATTCAATACATTTGACAACTTACCTGACTGGTTTTCTATTCCAGGAACAGGAGCATCATCGGGATATAATGTTCATGTTGGATACAATCCCGCCAAACACGACTCTTTAATACAAGCAATTGGTCTTTCGCCCGTTCCAAGACAAATCGGAAACCCAATAGCAAATATCATACCATTTGTTGAGGCTACAGGACCATCTTTTACTCCACTTGGTCTTACCGGTTACAAAACTGCCGATCCATTCTGGATCATTTATGAACATCCAAATAGGAAGATAAGCGACATAGTCATTGCACAAGTTTGGAAAAATCAAATAGATGATTTCACACAATGGCCTGAGTGGACCACTATAACGGGTGGCTCTCCTCCTGTAGGTTGGACTGCGGATTTTTATGGTGCATCGGGAACCTCTGCTGTTAACAAGAAATATGCTCTACTGAAATATAACGAATTATCTGCTTTTAGAAAAATAACTGCAAGAGCATTTTTTAATATGCCGATTGGTAATGAATTTGATTGCAGAACAGAGGATAGGATTAGATATGCGAAACCGATTGTTTCGTTGATATATCCACTAAACACACAAAGAGTTTTTACTCCTGGCAGATGTGAATTTAATGCTGGAATTTTGATTAGTAACTATGAAAATTTACCTAGATTTGGTGTTACTTCAGCAAGTAAAATAAGATTCACACTTTCAGGGTCAAAGAATGAAGTTAAAGTTATCAACATAAATGATAGAAACTGTTTGTTCCAGAATTTGACAGATGGTCCTTATTCATTGAAGGTTGAAGTTACCGATAGTAATGGGAAGGGAATACAAGGAATATCAGATACGGTGGTATTTGAGTTTTATTGTAGTGAACCAGTTTCACTTGGCGGTAGTGGCGGATCTGAGGATGCGGAAATTGACAGAATTATTTCTAGTATATCTGGACAAGCACAAGATCCGCTCGGGTTCATTTAAAGGAACACCAAATGGCTGAAATAAATGCATCATATATTAAAAGACAAATAGCCAAATTGGCATATCAAGATCCAAGGGGAGATGGATTTGAAAGGGTATTTCCAGATATACCTGTTGATCCTGGTGTAAACCAAGACTGTTGCGCCACAGACGGGGGAACAAATCCGATGGATATGCCCTGCGCTGGAATGTTTGTTTATATTTGGACTACACTCGTACCCGCATGTCTAAGAGAACAAAAAATAGTGGATGATCCTGCACCATTCCTACAGAACGATAGTGTTCAAGCATTTCAATTTTTACTTGCAGAGATGCAAAACTACTTAATCAAAAATCCGTCTTGGAGACCAGAAGATTTAAGTTTGTCTCCCGAAGATTTTGACCGTTATAATGATGCAAACGACGATTTTCCTGTAACAATCCCTCCACACCTATATTTGGGGGACTGGGACTGTGAAATTGATATTTGGAAAATTATACCATACAGCGATACAAATTTCGACTGGCCACGGGACGAGACTGGAGAACCAATTGGGCCAAATCTGCCAGGCGACCGTGCCAACAGAAAAATTAAACTACAGGAAATACTTCAGTGTTTTCGTAGATTTTATGCATCAGTTTTGGCGCAACAGGGCGAACACACTTTAAATTGGGATCTCAACAATCCATGTTGTTCTATTGCAAATTTGAATAAAATGATGACCATAATGAGACTTTTTGCTTGCCTCAGCACCATAACAGAGGGGAATATTCCTCACGCCGCCGGTGGAACTCGTATTATTTCAGATAAACTTAGACAAAAAATGATAAAATGTATAAATTGCATCGATAAGAAGTGTCAATTAGCGTAACTCTAAACAAATACTCGTACCAATAACAATCAAAGTTTTAACTCAAATTTGCTTTCTAAATAGGAATAGCCATGCCAAGTTGCGACCCATTTCGTCAAAACCACAGACGCTTCATAGCAGATACTATATTGGATGAATATAGTGATTTATCCGATGAGAATTTTTTTCTCTGTATTGGAAAGGTAACCCCTTGGGGAATAACAGGATCTGATTTTCCCCCACAGTCAGTAGATTCCGTTCAAGATGAGACAAACTTTTGGCGGAATCTTATAGCAGCAAAAAGAATAAACAAATCTGATTGTTCTATGCTTGTTAGACGAATAGATTGGAATCCAGGAGAGATATATCAACCATATAGAAATGACATAGATTTATTTGATGATGTTGAGCCTGCTAGGTTTTATGTCTTGGTAGACGAAGAGAGGGTTTATGTTTGTGTAGATAATAATCTTGGAAATCCCTCTACAGTTCCTCCAACTCACACGGACACGATTGTTCGTAAGTTGTCCGATGGGTATAGATGGAAGTTTCTCTATCAAGTACCTGAAAGCAAAAGAAAGTTTTTGACAAAATCTCGGACTGGAGCATTAGGTTATATTCCAGTTGAATTTGTAGAATTTCTTCGTGTAAATGATGATAGATTTTTGCAATGGGAAGTTCAAAATTCAGCAGTTGATGGCAAGATTGAATTTGCTTATATGGATGAAGCAGCAAAAGCATATTGGGTTAGTACATTATCATGCATACTTCCATCCAGTGCAAATTTAGTAACCTTGAACGCTGCTCCCGGTGCAACTACAGTTTATATTGCTGCTCCTGAGTTAACTCCTAATTCCGCTCTTTATAATGATATGATTATTTCATTTGACGGTGGACCCGGACAGGGACAGAGAAGACAGATTAAAGATTATACATGGCAGGGAACTTCCGCAAAAATTTTTATAGATCCTTTAGTTTTAGGTTTATCCGGTACATCCGATCCCAACAAACAATCATATTTTAGCATTCAACCGAGAATTACAGTCAGAGGTGATGGTAAAGCATATGAAAACATCAATAACCCTGACATAAAAACTGCCGATTTTCAAATCAAATTTGGGGAGACTGCAAACACAGACTTGGAATGTAGTGTTGTGTCACCAAGATATATTAAAAGTATTGAGATTGTAGATGGTGGAAAGAACTACACATTTGCCGAACTTGATATCCCTAAAGGATTAACTACATTAGTTTCTAACACACCATTTGAATATACAGATCTGAAAAAAGTTTTACACGCAGTTATACCGCCCCCCGGAGGTCATGGTGCTAATCCTCTCCGTGAACTTGGTGCAGCATCATTCATGATTGTTAAAAATTATGAAAGAGATGAAGACGGCAAAGTAGATACTGACAATGATTTTAGACAATTTGGTATTCTAAGAAATCCCATTTTGAGTGAGAAGCAAGTCAGAATTAAATTCAATCAGGCTGGCCTCAGCGGTTCGTTCACTGTTGGTGCAACTGCAATGCAGATGACTGGTGCGTATGGTGCGCCTTATGGTAAGGTAGTCGAGTGGTGTCCTGGATATTCAGGTGTAACGGCGACTAGTGAATTAGTTCTTACGAATATTCGTGGGGGCACATTTGCTGCGGGTGCTACAATGTCAGGACTTACCATTTTCGATGTTGTTACGAAAACTGTTGCTGGCTCTGAGGCGAGGCACTTATTAAATCTAACTCTGACACCTGAAAATGTAGAATTTTTATCTGTCGGTGGTGACTATAAGAGAAAGCATTTTGCACATGGGGTTGGAGATAGAAGGGTAAATATTCCACAGTCGAGAGCCTCCGGTGAAATTTGCAGTTGGCTTGCGTCTGGAGGAACACTTCTATATGGAACCTTGAAACTGGAAAATCCCAAAGGGAAATTCTACATCGGTGAAACAGTTCTTCAGACAGAACCATATTTCTCGGGATCTAATGGATCTACGGGCCAAGGTAAAATTTATGCAATTGACACAGAAGTTTGCTGTTCACCCGCAACATACGATTTAACCACTTCTTTAACACTTTATGGTGAGGGTTTCGAAAACGATACTTTCTATAAAGATTCTTTTGTCTCTTTCCTGACAGGATCAACAGAGGGTAATGGATATATTGTTGATTGGAATCCCGTTACCGGAGGAACAAGTGGTGTTCTTCGTCTTGCAGGGGTTCAGGGTGATATAGTTAAAGGTCAATTAATCGATTACACCACTTTAGGGGCATCAGGAACTACCGTTACCATAAGTGGGTCAGTTCTTTCGGTGGATCACTCGGGAGAACTTAAATATAGGTCTGGAGAAGTGCTATACATACAGAATATCAAACCTATACAAAGGGATTTGGAGCAGAGGGAAGAAATCAAACTTGTCATCGATTTCTAATAAGTAAGGTAAAAAATGCCATCATATATTCCAGAACTATTCAATACTGACCCTTATTACGATGATTTTAGCGAGAGCAAAAAGTTTCTTCGTATTATGTTTAGACCAGGATTTGGTGTTCAAGGTCGTGAACTAACCCAACTTCAAACAATCTTACAGAATCAGATTGAAAGATTCGGTAATCATGTCTTCGAAGAAGGGAGCATGGTTTTAGATGGTAAGATAACAGTTAATAGTTTGAGATTTGCCCGTGTTTCGGGGCTGTCGGGAACAAATGATGTTTCTGATTTTCTCGGTACGATAATTTCTGCTGGAGGCAAGGCTAAGGCTAAAATTGTTCATACTGAGAATGGGTACACGGCATCATCGATTGACAATATTCCAGTAGTATTTTTTGAATACTTAGAAGGCGGAACCGCTTTTGCTTGGGGCGATTACATTGGCGGAACGGCAGGAAATGGAACATATGTTGTCGCTAGCATTACAGGAGCAACATCAGGAGTTGTTCCTCCAACCGGAACGGCATTAGTTGTTTCTGTAGATAGCGGAGTTCGCTTCACAGAAGGATTTTTTGTACTGAATGATGCACAGTCTATCGGTGCTTATTCGCTTTCTGGTTCTGCTGGGTCTCAAGTTAGAATGTACGGATCGCCTACGACAAGAGTCGGTTTAAATGTCGTAAAGGGATTTGTTCAAGCGGAAGAAGATACATCGCTAAATGACCCCGCATTTGGATCTTACAATTACAACGCACCAGGCGCAGATAGATTCAAAATTGATCTCAATATAGTTCAATATGGATTTACTGCGGCAAATACAAGTGCAACTGACAACTTCTCACGAAAAGACTTCATAGAATTTTTACGATTAGTTAATGGGAGTCCAATTAAGATAGAGAAGTATCCTGATTACGCTGTTCTAGAGGATACATTAGCAAGAAGAACATATGACGAGTCTGGAAACTATACAGTTCGTCCATTTGAACTGAACATGGTAGATGGACCTGGCATCAGCGGTGATGGTGCTACCGCAAATCTTTTTGCAGATTTAGAACCAGGAAAAGCATATATTTTTGGATATGAGTTTGAAACTCAAGGAATAACAAGACTTCCTATCAATACAGCCAGAGATGCTGCACATGTCAGAACAATAACTGACAAATATTTCAATAGATCTTTAGGTCCATATTGCAGAGTTCAATTTACAAATATTGCAAGTTCTTTGACTGGAATTGCATTTGATGACGAGCAACTTGTCTATCTTGGTAGAGGCATTTCAGGTGCTGCAAGAGATCAGATAGGCACAGCAAGATTGCGTTGGATAGAACCTTATAGTGTTGCCAATAGTGTCTATAATTTACATCTTTTCAATGTTGAAATGTCTGGAACCGCATCGTTTGACGATGTGACTAGAATTCATCACGCATCTTCGGGGACAGCACATGCATTTTCAGTTACTGGAAATGATGGTTTAATCAACCTACAGAATAGTAATCTTCTGTTTGAATATCCAACGGGAACAAGAGGTAAAACAGTAACTGATGCTAATTATTCAATCGCAGGCTTCTTTGAAGTGACACTAGGGGCAGGAAACTTCCCCTCCGTCGGATCAAATGGTTCAAGAGGTGTTGTCAACATCACTGATTACACTGCAAGTGCGACTGATGTTGCATTCTCTGTTCCACAAGACTATACGGTTTTGCCAGATGAAGATGTCATGGCATTCACTAGAAGTGGATTGCCAATTGGTGGGACTGCCTACAGAAGAAATGACCAAGAACTTGATCTGACTTTAACGGGACCAGGAGTTATATCTGGAGAAAAGGTGTATATCGTAACATCAATCGATGTCCGTGCGCTTGATTACCCTGATCTTCGTAGAAATAAGACTGTCGTAACCGAAAATATTGGATTTACTGCTGCTGGCGGATTTACTGGAATATTTTCTGGATTAACAACAGATCAATACAATAACAGTGTTCTGTATCTTGCAGGAAAAGTGGATGTTTTTGATATCATATCTGTTACAGGAGTCAAAGACACAACAACACAACTAAAGCAATACTTCACATTTGACAATGGACAAAGAGATAATTTGTATGATTGGTCTAGACTGAGTTTATTGGCGGGAGTCACTGGAGTTACAGGTCCATTCCAAGCAACGATAAAGAGATATGAGAGATCTGGAAATCGTGGACCATTCATAGTTGATTCCTATCCTTCTCCATACTCTGATATTCCAAAATATTCTAGTAGAACAACTGGAAAGATATATGATCTAGCAGATGTGATCGACTTTAGACCTGATCGTGGTTCAAGTGGTAATGTCGTTGGTTATCCTTGGTTCCCAATCAATACTGCTGCAAACGATCAACTTTTCTCGTATCAACACTATCTTCCAAGAACAGACAAAATTGTTTTGAATAGAGATAGAACATTCTCAGTAATTAGTGGAGTTCCGAGTCTTGATGCTCAATCTCCACCTGATGATCCGAATGCAATGACACTCTACTCAGTTACGGTGAATCCATATACATTCGATAAGAAAGATGTGTCTATTAGATTCGTGGAAAATAAGCGTTACACGATGCGTGATATCGGTGAACTGGAAAAGAGAATAGAAGCAGTAGAATACTATACAACATTGACGCTTCTTGAACAAGAGGCAAAATCCATATCGATTGTCGATGACAGCAATATTGAAATTCCTAAGAAGGGTATTTTAGTCGATCAATTCAAGGGACACAATATTGGTGATGTCACCAACTCAATGTATGCTGCATCTGTAGATTTTGAGAAGAATGAACTTCGTCCTCCATTTGTTTCTCGGGTTTTTGCGCTCACGGGGCCATCAGAAATCTCAGGACTGACAACTTCGGGTGACGGAATCGTGACTTTGAACTATACGACACAGGCAGAAATAGTTCAGCCTCTCACTACAAGAACATATACAATTAACCCATCAAATGTTTTCAATTACCTTGGCTCTCTGATGCTGTCTCCTTCTTGTGATTTCTGGTTTGACACAGGAATTACTCCATCAGTAAAGGTCAATGTTGATGGTGAAAATGATGCTTGGCAATCAGGCGATGGTTTCGGTACACAATGGAACGATTGGGAATCAATTTGGTATGGTCGTGAAGTTGCTAATGAGGTCAATACAAAACAAAATATTGTTGACACGAAGAATTCAGTGGTTGCAGGAACTAAAGGTCTCAGTTTAGGAAACACATTTAAGTCTGGTGTTCCCGAAGGGATAAAGAGAAAGTCTATCTCTAAAGTCATCCGAAAAGATGTCGTTCCTTATATGCGAGACAAAACAATAACAATGAATGCGTATGGCCTAAAGCCAAATACTAAATTCTATGTGTTTGTTGATGATGTTGATATCACAGCATATTGCACAGGTGGTTCACAAATCACAAGTGAAAAGGGTGAGATCAGTAATCTGAAATATATTATGAGTCAGGATGTGGAAAATGAGTTCTTAACTGGCCGTAGAGTTTTCAGAATCACCGACAGTAGTACTAATACTGTCTCTGAGACAACTATGGCCGCTGACGCTATTTTCAATTCATCGGGAAGTATTGATACTTTACCCGAAGATGAGATACTCTCAACTCGCTCTGCTATTGTTCGTCGTAGATCGACAAAGTCGAATAAAATTCAGTCTAACTTGACAGAGTTATTATCTACAGATTTCTTCGGTTATACCGAGCCAATGAGCCAGACTTTCTTTGTGGATCCTGTTAAGTATCCCGATGGTGTGTTTGTGAAAACCGTTGGCGTTGCATTTGCAGGAAAAGATAGTGATCCAAATTCTGCGATTACTCTTATGATAAAGCCAACCCAAAGTGGATATCCACACCCCTCAAAGGTGATGCCATTTGGACAAAGGACTCTGTATTCTTCAAGTATTACAACAACGGAAGACGGATCTACAGAAACAACATTCGATTTCTCAAGTCCAGTTTATCTTCTTCCGGGTAGAGAGTATGCAATTGCTATTGCAACGAATAGTAGTGATTATATTGTTTTCGGTGCGTCTATCGGTAGTGATCTAATTCGTCTTAGTGAAGGTGACCCAATACAAAAGGCAACTAAACAACCCGCAATACGCAGCATATTCTTGCCGCAAAATACAGGCAGTCTTTCGAAGAAAGAAACAGATTCCTTAAAATTCTCAGTATATCTTTGCAAATTCTCGCCGCAGTCTGGATATGTGAAATACGAAAATAATCATGAATCTTATGGATCTGACACTAAGTTCGATCTCATGAGAATCAATATGAACTATATTTCACCATCAAACACTTCGACCACATTTAGTGAAAGAGGGTTGTTAGGTGACATTGGCGGTTCTTTCATCGCTGCTCAAGCAAATAAAAATTTGAATCGTCCAACTACAAGATCAACGAGAAACATGGGGACAGGTAAATTCTCAGAAGTTAGAGCAAATATGATCGGAAATGCTTATGTTTCTCCTTCTCTTGATGTGGAAACATCGCACTATCTTGTAGTTGAAAATAAAGTAAATAATAACTTCGTTGTCGCTACCAATCGTGAATTGTTCCCTAATAATCTGGGCGCAACAGCACCTAGCGAAGCAAGATACATCACTAAACAAGTAACTCTTGAGCCAGGATTTGAGGCAACAAATGTTCATGTTCAGATGTCTCTCTGTAATCCATACGATTCATCTATTCAGGTGTTTGTGAGACCACTTCCTGTTGGGGAAGGTGATTTTAGTAGTATTGGTTACACTCAATTGAATACTACTGACTCAGGATATTCACAAAATTCTGATGAGTTCAGAGAAGTGCTTTATACGAGTGACGGATTGGGACTCTCTAAATTTAGGGCGTTCGCCATAAAGATTGTAATGTATTCGTCATGCACATCGACTTTACCAAGCGATCCGAGATCTCTACCAAGAATTAGAAATCTAAGATTGGTGGCTACATGAAAGTACCCGTTAAAAATAACAAAATGGTTCGGGATACAAAAACCAATGCCATTCTCTCAGTCGATATTGATGCCATTAAGGCATACGAAGAGAAGAGAAGAAAGATTCAGACCGAAAGAGATAGACTAAATAGGCTAGAACTAGAGGTATTGGAACTTCGTTCCATCATAGATCAATTAAGGAATAAGCCATAATGTCCTGCACATGTACCGGCAACTGCGACCTAATTAATATTTCAAATTTAGTCCTATCGGACACATTTCATACATGGTACGATAGAACAAATGAGATAATTGATGCTATAAATCCACTACAAATCTATGATGTTAATGTTGGGCAAACTGATGGTGGTTTGACTTTAAATTCAACTTGCGTGAATGGTGACACAAACGGTGTCATTACTTTGAAAGTATGGCCTGGACCCGGAATTGGTGTCGGTACAACATTAACTCCAAATTACTATCTAAACCACACGATGATAGATGTGTCAAACATGTTGACACTCGGCGTGACGGGTTTCTCAGATGCGATTGTAGCAAATAGATCACTAACATCATTCCCGAACATAAACGACTGGTTTATAGTCAGTGATACTCTTGATAATAGACTTGGTTCGGGTGCAGGAACTCCTAAGAGAATTAGCGCACAGCACATTCTGCCCCCAACTGTCTATTTGCCTCCTGGATTTCAATTCAATGGTAATGTCAGTATAAATGGAAATTTGAGTGTTCAAGGTACTGCATCAAATGTCGATTCAAATGATCTTCGTATAGAAGATAAAGTAATTGAACTTGCATACCATAGAATCGTTGCTATCGATGTCACTGGTCCAACATATGGGGGATTCCCCGCACAAGGTGCTACCTTCTATTATTATGATCCTGGAGTGACTAATCCAACTGATTACACCACTAGTGGTCAAGTTAGTGAAGTAAATTTCTATCCATCGTTTACAACACTAAAATTACATAACTTTGTTTTTGGTGGAGTAAATGATATTGTATCGGGAGGCAGTATCAGCATCACGGGAACTGTTCTTGATTTCTCAATGATTGCTGGACCAACTACTACTGAAAATTTCTATGGTGATATTGAGTTGGATGAAGCGGGGATAAGAGTTCGTGGTTCGGATAGTGATAAACACTTCATATGGGTTTATGAGCAAGGACCATATCAAGAAGTAGTGAATACATTCATGGCAGACACCAATCTTGGTGTCAGCGGCACAGATTTACACATTTATTCTTCAAGATTTAAGGCATTTGGTTACTACGACCCAGATGTTGCGGCTTACAAAGATGATTATAATGATAAGTTCCATTTCATCGGCCATGAAGGAGCAAATACTTCAATAAGACTCGGTGGATTGGGTACAGGAGGATCTTTAGATGCTCCGTATGGATATTGGGGTATTACAAGATATAACTACGGTTCTACGGGTTCACAGCAGCCTCTTGTATTCTCTTTCAAACAGAGTTTAAATCACGGGGAACAAGACAAATTCACGATTTGGTCGGGAGCATCGGGTCCACAATATCCTTACATCACAGGACCAACGGGACAAAGTGATAATGCAATAGACCATTTTGCACAAAGACTGAATGTCGATTTCTTAGATGGTGCACACGGCACTACGATGCCAACGCCATTCAGCATTCCTGTTGCAAGAGCAAGTGGAACGATTGATCCAGGCTGGATTGACTTCGATAATTCATCAATCGGTAAGTGTTACTCTGTAACTGCTCATAGTTTTGTAATTGGTGATGTTGTAAGACTTGATCCGGATAATTTAACAATAACTGGTGCGATTGCAACGAGTCCTGAAAATGCAGAAGTATTGGGTATCGTTAGTAGAGTTGTGAATGCTAATAATTTCTGTGTTACGACTAAAGGATACATATCAGGTCTTACTGGTACTGCATCTTCAAGAATCGCATCGATTCTTCCATTGGCACCCGGAAATGCATACTTTTTGAGTGCAGACAATGTTCGTGGAATGATTGCTGATCCTGATGGTGGGGCAAGTCAACTCCAACTTGGTGAAATTCGTAAGCCACTTATAGTTGCACTCGGTCCAGATAGTGCCTATGTTCACAATTATCTTGGTGCTGTATTTGGTGGAATTCCAAGTGGAGGCGGTGCAGGCGCAACAGGAACGCTGAGTGATGTTGTTGATATTCAAGGTCTGATGCCGGTAGGGATCATACAGCCTTTTAGTGGAGAAATTGAATATATTCCATCAGGGTGGTTGCTATGTGATGGTAGAAGACTCGAAAAATCATTGTGGACAGAACTGCATACCGCTATTGGGCAGAAGTTCTATGCTGATGGGACATTGAATAGTTCTTATAACCCTAATGTTGGGGGTAATGTTCCGATAGATATTGCAGGATGGAATCGTGGACTTTTAGTGAATGATGCAGTTACTGTCGAGGCAACTGTAGGTGGAGTCCTGAGAGAATCGGACACATTTGTTACATCTGTAAATGGAACAACTGTAAGTTTTGACGAAAACACATTTGCATATGAAACTTTCAATGGAGCAACTTCGTTTAGAATTAGAGGTAGACTAAAGACTCCATCTGAAAGTTATACAAGCGTTTTCTTTATTCCCGACTTACGCCGTAGAATTCTTGTTGGTGCAACTAAAGGTCTGACAGGTTCCCTTACACCGAGTATTTCTGTCGGTGATATTGGTGGAACGAATCAAGTTACTCTGTCTGCTGCAAATATTCCACCGCATGAGCATAGACTAACATCTGCATCTATCAATACTGGTTTAGACGCTGAAATCGGAGTTGGTTTTGGTCAACCAACTTCGGACAGTACTGTTGATACTTACTTTACTGCCCGTGGCCCTCTAGGGGTAAGTACAGCACAGCCATTCGATAACATGCAAGAGTATGTTACTGTTCATTGGATTATTCGTGCACAGAAGGGTCTTAGTGCAATTATCCTTACAGGACATAATCATGATGATCGTTATGTTCGCTACGATAGTTCACAGACAGTCACATCCTCACAAAGAAATACATTTAGATCAAATGCACATGTTTTGAGTGATGGATCTGACGGTGGGGCAACATTCGCAAATAGACTCACCATAACAGGTGGTGCCGTCATAGGTGACAATGGTTCTTCACTATTGATTGTTCGATCAGGAGCCTCATTTGGCGGCGGTGCGACATTTAATGATGTCAGTATAGTGAAATATCCGTTCTCATCGGGTGGGTTGACTCACAAGGGAGTCATCAGTTCTGACAATATCAGTAACTATACAAGATGGTCTATTCGTGGAAATCCATATTCTGAAGCATCAAATGGATATGGTGATCTTCTAGTTGAAAGTGGTTGGTCTGGTTCTTCTTGGAACACACTTTCAACTGTTATTGCACCTATGAGTCAGGCTGCGATTAAAGTTCGTGGCGGAACCATTGGTACTTCTTCCATTGCAATTTTCAATGACAACGCTCTTGGTGCAACTAATGATGCTTGCTCTCTTTTAATGTATGGGAAGGGAACTGCATCTGACGATGTAAATGAGGTAAAGTTCTCCTCTGGAATTAGAGGCAGAATTGATCGTGCAGAAACTTCAAGTACGATTACTAGGAAATTTAGTATTGTTCTTGGTGGTGGATCTTCGCCAAATGCCGCAGAAGATGTTTTCACTTTCACAAGAAAGGATAGTACACCTGCAACTGTTGACATTAACATTCCTAAGGGACTTGCTACTATAACTAGCCCGTCATCTTATGTTGTTCTTGATTCAAATAACAATTTGAAGAAAGTTACCACAGTAGTAAGTGCACCAAATATACCAGGAGCCTCTAATACGCTGACAGGTGCTGCATCATTTGACAGTAGACATTTCCAAATCGGTTCTACGGGACATGTGGTCAGTAAGATTACGGTTAATGGGCAAATTCCTGATAGTGATGGAAATATTACTATTGATATACCAACACCAACAACATCATTTGGTGTTAAGGCACACGGTTCATATCAATTAAATGGGAGTACTATTAGTACGATAGTATCGGGGAATCTTTCATTCAGTATACCTACTGGTGGTCAAATTGGAAGAGTGCGATGTACATTCACCACGCCTATGACTAATACTAATTACACTGTAGTTGTAACTCCTCTCCGTCCGGCTAATTGGGGATCTTCACAAATTGTTAATTCAGCCATGGGAGTTTGGCAAGGATCTAAGACAATAACTCATTTTGATTTGATTGCAGATTCAACTTTTAGTCCAGGACCAAATTCATCCGAAGTGGTGGTTATAGGATAAGTTATGGCAATATCGATCAACAGAGACATGGATCAAGGATCAGACTTTTCTTTCTCTTATATTGTAAGAGGAAGTGACGGGTCTCCCACGGACATTTCAATAGGTTATACAGCATATTCACAGATGCGTAGATTTTACTCGTCAACAACGGGAGTCAATTTAACCACATCAATAACAGGATCTACGGGCAATATTATAGTTTCTATGTCAGCAACAAATACTGCAAACATAAAGGCAGGAGTTTGGTTTTATGATGTGGAATTACATTCGAATGGCAGTGAAAATGTCCAAAGAGTAGTTCAAGGAATGATAACTGTTTATCCAGAAATTACGAAAATTTCTTGAACATCTTATATCATCTCATAATCGATTGCTAAATAGTTCAGACTCAACAGTTCATAATGGAGATTAAAATGGCTGAAACAGCGATTCTTGAGCCTACGATTCAAAACACGCAAACTAAGACGAATAAGAGCGGAATTCCTACGGTCAACCTTTGCATGATTGTAAAGGACGAGGCACATGTCATCGAAAGATGTCTTGCTTCCGTTCTTCCTGTGATCGATTATTGGGTTATTGTTGATACAGGTTCAACTGACGGAACGCAGCAAAGAATTAAGGATTTCTTTGATCGAAATGGCATCCCCGGTGAACTACACCAAAGCACTTGGACAGATTTCGGAACGAATAGAAGCGAGGCTCTAGAGTACGCCCAAAAGACAGGGCACGACTATAGCCTCATGATTGATGCAGACGAGATTCTTGTTTTCGATCCTGGCTTTGATCCACAGACTTTCAAGAAGGGTCTAACTGCTGATCTCTACAATGTGTTTGCAATGTTTGGACAGACTAAGTACCATCGTCCACAATTGACAAGCAATCACAAGAAATTCTACTACCGTGGAATTCTTCATGAGTATGTTGATTGCCATGATCAGATCTCAACTAGAGATTTTGCCCGTGGATTTATCAATACTCCAATTCAAGATGGTAATAGATCTAAATCTGCTGATAAGTATGAGAAAGATGCAAGAGTATTTGAGGCAGCACTTGAATCAGGTAAGGTCGATGAGAAGGATCTAAACCGATATCATTTCTATCTTGCTCAGTCATACCGTGATTCGCAGCAGTGGGAAAAGTCACTTTCTGCATACTTGAAGAGAGCAGAACTTGGTGGTTGGAATGAAGAAGTTTTCTACTCGTACTATCAGGCGGGTAGAATCATGGAAATTCTCAACAAGTCATTCGATGAAATCGTCAAGACATATTTCCAAGCCTACCAGGCTGCCCCTTGGAGAGCAGAGAGCCTATGGGCTGCTGCTAGACTCTGTCGGACATACTGCCGCTGGGATCAGGCTTATCGCTTCGCCAAGCAGGCATTAAAGATTCGATATCCTGAAGGTGCTTTGTTTGTTGGTCAAGGTATCTACGAGTGGGCAATCCTTGATGAATTTGCTATTTCATCATATTGGACTGAGCATTATCGTGAATCTCGTCTAGCATCAATGCAACTTTTAAATGATGGTAAGTTCCCGCAAGACCAGAAAGAAAGAATTGAAGCAAACCTCAAGTTCGCCACGGAGGCTCTGTTAACAGAGCCAAATGGGTGATACTTGGTGGACTGAGTAGTTTGCTGTCTAAATAGTCAAGTTACATAAGGACTAACGGATGGCATTTAGCGCACTACCAATTCAAGGGGGCGGATCCAGTGACGGACGCTCCATCAGAAACACTATCACGCAAGTCGGCCACTCCTTTCAGCCAGGAATGGTTGTCAGGCGTGATAGTGCTACTGGTTTATATGTTGTTGCCAGAGCAAATACTATAGCAAACTCAAACTCATGCGGTATAGTTGAGTCTGTTACTGCAAACACATTTGTTCTTGTTTACCAGGGAGAAATGGATTTTGGTTCTGCTACAATATCAATTGATGACGGTTCGACTAGTTTAACAAATGGTTTTGTGTACTATCTTTCACCTGGTAGTGGTACACAGGGCTATCTGACACCTACTGCACCTACTGATCAGTCAGCAATTTATCATCCTCTTTTTGTAGCAACTGCAAATAAAAACGGATTAGTAATTAATGCATTACCTAGACCAGGTGGTGGCGGTGGAGAAGGATCTTCTCTTTTCACACCTGTCGGCTCTATAATTTCTTGGGGCGGCAAGGCAAATGAAGTTCCTCAAAATTGGATGTTGTGTGCTGGTGATGCACTAGGCAAGAGCGAATATTCTACGCTTTATAGCAAGATAGGCGATTCATATAAGATAATTGGTTTGGAAAATGCAATTTCAACTGGAGTAACGGCTAATGATAGACTCAGTTTGAAGTTCATTGAGGAACTTGAAGATAAACCAGCAGCGGGTCCGGGAAGCAGTAATATACACAATATTGTTGTCGGATCAAAATATAAACTGAGTTGGAATGCAGATGACAGCATTGTTGTTGCAGATGTTGTTGCCATTGATGACCCCAATAAAACTGTTACATTTAGATATATCAATGACCATCCAGATACTACAACCGCTCACACATCAACTCGTTTTGGTGATTTGAGCGGTGGAGTCGTATCAACAATTACAGTTCAATCTCTAGCACATGGAGAAGTGACTGGAATTACTAGTGACTATTTCTTCGTTCCTGATCTTCGTGCTAGAACCATATTCGGAGTAGGATCAAGTGTTGGATTGACTTCAACGGGATTTAGTCGTGGTGACATTGCAGGATCTCAAACGCATCTTCTTACAGAAGATGAAATGCCGAGTCACTCACACGACAGTAAAGTCACCTCTACTACCACATCAGCAGGATCATACTATTTAAATGTTGCCGCAGGACAACCCACACAAGCCGCTACATTCCAATCAACTTTAGCATCTTCAGAAGTAACAGGTAGTGATGATGCGTTTAGCATCTTGCCACCTTATGTTTCTTGTAATTGGATTATTCGTTGGAAAAATCCTGGCGGGATTTTGATAGATGAATGTCTTCCTGGTCCAACCGGTCCAATGGGAAATACAGGTAATACTGGCCCAACAGGACCGCCCGGCCCTCCAGGACCGGGTGGCGGCGGTGGACCTCCTGGTCCTCCTGGTGAAAATGGCAGCAATGGTCCTCCTGGTCCTCCAGGTGAGGCATGTCCCTGCGAAGCAACAGAAGGGGCTTTCCTTGAGACATCAGTTTTCGTTGGAGAAAACACGATTTATGATGGCAGCAGAATTCCTCCTGTAACATCTACTACACTATCTCGTCTCTCGGGATCCGTTAATCATCCTACTAATTGGAATTATTTTACAGATAGACTAACGAACAACAACACACCCTTCTCTCAATTCTTCAATGGGGTTCAGCATTTCAATGAAATCAATCCGCAAGAACCTGCTGACCTAACACAACTTGAAAGTTCATATAGATCTGTTTTCGCTATGCCAACTCGGTATCAGGAAAGAGATATAAGTAGCACAACCAATTTAATACTGGTTGAGGAAAGAAAAGACGAAAACTCAAAGCAAATGAATTTCGTCTTCTTGCCCGGTGTCTATGAGATGGACAAACCCTTCTCAGTATTCGGGACGAGAAAAATAGCAATTGGCGGTGGGCCTGGATCCGTTGTTGAAATCCCGATAAGTCAAGTTGGAATTGATTATGCTTATTCTGCCACAGGTGCTACGGAAAACAATCGTTTCTACTTGAAGTGTCTTGCTAGTACAACCGGACACGCAAACCCATTAGTTGCAACGGGAAATTATGCACTCATTGAAGGTAGACACTTGAGATTCACAAATGTTGTTCCTTTAGGTTACACTGCGGGAACTTCGGTTGGTGGATACACCGGAGCATCGGGAGCAACATTCGGTTTCTTGACTTCTTTACTTGGTTCTTATCCTTGCGTTCTCAATGGATGGGCTACAGGGGGATCGAAGAATTCAAGTTTCACCCTTGAAGTTCCACACAATCCTGTCACTGTGATTGCAACAACTGGTGCTTCACTTCCTCCACTTGGAGTTCCTTATGGGGCAACATTTGGTACAGGTGCAGGACAAGCATCTGGATTGTCAGCAATGACAATCATGAAAACCATTTTCCATGTGAATAATGATAATGGATTCTTGGTTGCAGATAGAAACACAAATGTTTATATCGGTGGTGGATCAGATACTTTCAATCTCCAACCAATCATGATTGTAAATATTGCGGACCCTGACACAAATGTTGAAGGGAATAGTAAAATAACATCTAATTCAGTTGGAATTCAGTCCGCAGGTAATGTGTTTATTGCTGACAGAGTGGGGATTTATGGGTTCCCGACAGCGGTTCATATAACTGATACCGGAAGAGCAGTTATAAACAAAGCATCTTTTGTAGGTAATTATTCTGCTATTGCATCTGATGGTGGATCTTTATCTGTGAAGGGAGCAATCGTAAATAGAAACGAATTTGGTGTTTCACTTGCATCGGGAGCAAAAGCAGAAATAAAGGATAGTACTGTTTTTGCTAGAAATGGTGTAGCAATAGTTGCGAATAGTTCAAGAGTATTCTTAGATGATCCGTCTAAAGATAGTGCTGCCATTATTCGTTCTTCGCCTGCTCTTGTTGCCTTCAACTCAAGTATTAGAGTTGGAAACATAGTTGCTGATGCACCAGTTTCTTGGTTAGGGGCATCGGGACACTCAGGAGGCACAGCACAAGTTTCGGGATCAGGAACATTGCGTCCGAATGAGCCTGGAGTTTCACCGAAAGATTATGCGATATTTGCCTCTGGATGTGATTTCACATATCACGATCCGAGTCTTTACGGAGGGAAATCTCAGATCCCAACAATCTCTGCGGTCGCATCGGATATTTCTGTTAAAGCAACATCAAGGGATGTTGCCGCCGCAACCATAATTTCTCAAAGGTCTTTCATTAATTTTGACTCAAGTAGTGTGAACACTACGAGTGCTAGATCCGGACCAAAGAGTACAACTAATATATTCTCAGATAAGTCAACATATTCTCCACCTAAGGTTTAACGCATGGCATCTTTCAAACAAATCGGCAATAAAATATTCATAGATGGGTTGGAGATTCCATTTGAAGTTTTTAAAATTCTTGAGCCAAACTATAACCCTCAGTCGGGTATGGAGGCTTTGAATTATAATGGTGAAGTTTTGGTAGTTCGCACAAATGGAATAACAAGCACTATTAGTGGAAAATGGAAAGACGGTGAGAGATACATTCAAAGGAAGAAAGATTTTATTTCTCTCCTAGGAATGCTCCGAAAAGAAGACAGCGAGGTTAACGAAGAAGTAAATGCAATTACTGATCCTTCTGGATGTAGGAAAAACGCATTTCCGAACATTGATGAACTCGTAGTCGCTCTATGGGAACACATAGTTGAAAAAAAGAGCCTAAATGATTCTGGAATAGATGAACTTCAGATGAAGAGGATTAGTGTAAAGGATAAATACCCTCTGAAGGAGACATCGAATGCCAGCGATAAACTCACGGGAGAAACTGAAGGATTACTGCCTAAGGGCACTCGGCGCACCCGTAGTCGAAATAAACATAGCGGATGAACAAATTGAAGATCGTCTTGATGACGCTCTCCGCTTCTTCTCCGAATACCATTTCGATGGTGTTGAAAAAGTATACCTGAAATATCAGGTTACTGCTACTGATATCACTCGGGGATATATTGAACTCAAGGCAACAAATAGAAAAGAAATCGGTGGCGGATTAGAAAACGCAGATGCCATATTTGACGCTACTGAAGAAGGTAGAACTGATGAAGATGTCTTGGTCGAAAACCTCATAACGAGTGTAACTAGAATATTCCCATTCACTCAGCAGTCGGTCGGCATGTTCGATATTAGATATCAATATGCACTAAATGATCTTTATACATTTGGAACGATTGATTTAGTTCAATACGATCTAACCCAACAGTACCTCACACTCCTCAGACAATATTTGTCTCCAGACAAGAGTGTTAGATTTAATAGAGTTCAAAATCGTCTTTACATAGACATGAATTGGTCTCAGCAAGTTGCACCAGGATCTTATTTGATTATAGAGTGCTACAGAATATTAGACCCAAGAATTTACCCTGAAATTTATGAAGACAGACTGTTGAAGAGGTATGCAACAGCACTAATGAAAAAGCAATGGGGCGTTAATCTCAGTAAATATAGCGGAGTCAAATTACCCGGTGATATTACTTTGAGAGGAACTGAGATAGCCCAAGAAGCAACAACAGAAATTGAAAATCTTGAAAAAGAAATCATTTCGAAGTACGAACTACCAGCAGATTTTATGATGGGATAAAATGGCACTTAATCCATACATCAGACTCAACAATCAAAACTATCTTCCAGAACAAAATCTGGTTGAGGATCTTACCATTGAAGCAATTAAAATTCATGGTATGGAGATGTATTATATTCCAAGAAGTTTGGTTAAGCGAGATGATTTATTTGGAGAGTCTCGGTATTCCAAATTCAATACCTTCAAAATGATAGAAATGTACATGGATACAACACAAGCGTTTGAAGGTGGAGACACATTCACTAAATTTGGATTTGAAGTCCGTGATAGTGTCAAGTTTACAGTATCAAGAAAAAGATTCATCAGAGAAACAGGAATGCAAAGACCTTTAGAAGGTGATTTGTTATTCTTACCTCTTAATCGTGGATTATTTGAGATCAAATTTGTTGAACACGAAAACCCGTTTTATCAATTGGGAAAATTATTTTCTTACCAATTGACATGTGAACTATTCCAGTACAGTGAGGAAGAATTCAATACGGGTGTAAATGAAATAGATGCGATCAACGATGAAACTGGATACAAGGTTGAACTTACCTTGGGGGGTGTCTATGGAACAGGATCTTTCGCAAAAGGCGACATCGTATATCAATACCAAGACGGTCAAACTACGGGAGGATATGAGGGAGAAACTGCACGGGCGAAAGTTTACCTATACGACAGCGGAGGGGCTGCGCCGATACTTTCTCTTACCGATGTTTCTGGCAAGTGGTTGTATAGCACAAGTTCGTCATTGAAGTATCTTGTGAATAAAGACAATTCACTATACGCAGAGGTCTTTGGTATTAATGATAAGATGGGTATAGGGAATGAGGCTAAAAATAATGAGATTGAAAACGAATCGTTGGATGTTTTGAACTTTGATGAGAACAATCCGTTCGGAGAATTATTTTAATGACTGACTATTATTACCACAGCACGATTAGAAAAGTTGTAGTTGCTTTCGCATCTCTGTTCAATGACATTTATATTTCTAGAAAAGATGAAGATGGCAAAGAAATTGAACGATTTAGAGTTCCAATTGCTTATGGACCAAAACAAAAATTTCTTGCGAGATTAGATAAACTTGGGACTAATTTTGATCAGTCAGTCAAATTGGAAACTTATCTTCCGAGATTATCATTTGAAATATCAAATTTACAATACGATTCATCAAGGAAGTTAAACACAATCCAAAAGACAATAGGGATTGGTTCAGACAATCAACCATACGCTCGTTATGAACGAGTTCCATACAACATATCATTTACCTTGAGTATAATGTCAAAAACTATGGATGATAATTTACAGATAATGGAACAGATACTTCCGATGTTTGGTCCCGAATTTACATTCACAATCAAAGCAATTGACCCGACAGACATGGATGTGGATATTCCTTTAGTTTTTTCTTCATCTACTCTCAGCGATGGAGATGATGGTAGTTACGGAGATTATGGTACAAGGAAGATCACGGTATCAAACATACAATTTGTGGCTAAGATGTATCTTTATGGTCCTGTGGCAAAACAGAAAATAATCACTGAAACTGATATTAGATTAATTGATTCTAAATTTATAGATTCAATGTTAGACCCGCCACCAACATATTCTACCATTAATGCAATACCGATGGTTGGAGTTGATGCACAAGAGTATAATCCGAATGCTGGACTAGGAGCAACTAATGGAGCAGAAATTTCTATAGTCGGAGGAGATTATGGGGAAACCATATATCTTGCGCCGTCACTATTTGGAATATCCTCTTTCCGCATGGACGAAAGACAATTTGAATCCCCTACTATAGGTGTTTGGGATAAAATTTCACAAACGATGGCAAATTCTTATGATGTTTGGAATGTTCGAAGAGGATACAGGATATCTGCATCTGTTGTTGGAAATCCTAGTTCCAAAGAATGGAGAAATTGGTTTATTTTTGCCTGTCAAGTTTTTGGTTTAAAACCAAGTGGATATGATGAATTATATCCACCAAATGGGAAACTAATCGATCTACCACCAGCAGACTTGAATTTAATACCTGTTTCTTCGTCTTTAGATTGTAATAATCAAACTGTAGAGTGTTTTGAGTGCGAACAATATTGGAACAAGTATTTCGCCTCAACAGTCAACACGGTCAACACGAATAGAATGCTGATAGATCCACAAACTCTTCCACCTGGACCACCAGGAGAAACTGGAAGTTGGTATGGACCAGAATTTGTTGATCCTGCTCGGTTAGATGATATATTTCCGACTGATCTTCCTAATTTTCCTGATGAGGAATGGGCAACTCCACTTGGAACCATACCTAAATTTCCATGCTCATTCCCATCAGAATTACCAGAGGGACCACATCATCCTAGTCATGATTTCTGGCCTGTTCCACCCGCAGAACTTGTAGCAGCATGTTGTAATGCTGAGATGCAAGATGACCCTACTACATATCCATGTAGAGGAAGACCATTTGGTGTTTATGGTACGCCTGGCGCACCTTGTATTCTATTATCGCAATGGTGGACTAATTGGCTTGTAAGATTGAACGACTTAAAAGAACAATATGTCGATAGGGCAAATCCTGCACTTTTAAATAGAAGATCAAAGTTAGTTCCCGCTTGGATTGTCGATGAGGGATATGTTCCATATGTACCGGCTGATCCAACTATTCCTCTAGAGGATCTTGAGCGAAAATACAATTTGTGTAGAGCCTCACGAGGACCACTTATAGATTGTTTTGAGAGTTATCCAAATGATCCTGATCGGCCATATCGTCAGCCCGATGTTGGCGATCCAGAATTAGTTCCACTTACACCTCATTGGTGGGATTTTTGGAATGGGAGAATACGAGAATATAATAGAAGAATAAGAGAAGGTAATCCGTGTCCTTACCCTCTTGAATTGCCAGTCTTGAACTATGTGTGGTTTGCTAGAATGACAACCATAATTTCTCGGTTTTGCACCAGTCCTGAGTTTGCGGCTGGGCGTGGACCCTCGCCTTGTGGATTTATGATACAATGTCCTAGTGGATTAATGACTTTTTCTCCTCATGGATTTAGACCCGATGGAGTGTCACCACTAACACCAAATGGATGGGGATTAGATGGCATTCCACAGCCAGAGGAATTCTGGAAACCTTGGAGGTATTATCCTGCAAATCAAAATGGTTGTTTCTTGTGGGTTCAACCGACTCTGACTAATTGCAATACGCTTCCAAATGGCGACTGTCTGTGCCTTAATCCTGAAAATAATGTTTATAGTGTAGTTCCAAAAGACTTTTGTGGCGGCGCACAACCACAATTAAATCCACAATGAGAAAGAGTAATTATGTTGAATTCGAACGATAAAATTTCAGAGGAATTGAATATTGCACCTGAATATAGAGAAGAAGTCAATGGATCTGATTCAAGGCAGATAGAAATATCAGGTAAAACTTACAAACCAAATGAAGCCGATGACGATTACAATGAAGTCAGAAGAAATCTGAAGGTTGTGATTGAGCAATCCAATAGTGCTATACAGGGGATTCTTGAATTGGCTGAGGACAGTCAGCAACCTAGAGCATATGAAGTTGTTGCACAATTAATTGGACAGACTCTAGAGGCAAATACACGACTCATCGACTTGCATCGTCGCATGAGAGATATAAAGAAAGAAGACGGCCCATTAAAAGCAACAAATGTGACTAATAACAGTATTTTTGTTGGCAGCACGGCAGAGTTGCAGAAAATGATAAAGGCTCAACAAAAACAGATAATTGATGTGTCCCCAATTCAAGAATCCAAATAATGCGTAAAACTGATGAAACATATCTTGGCAATCCGTTACTTAAAGCCGGAAATATCAAGATTGAATTTACCAAAGATCAACTAGAGGAGTATATCAAATGCTCCCAAGATCCTGTTTACTTCATGGAAAATCACATGAAGATTGTTACCTTGGATCAAGGTTTAGTGACCATTACCTTATATGAATTTCAAAAAGAGATAGTAAGATCGGTTCACAACAATAGATTCACTATTTGCAAGATTCCTCGCCAATCAGGTAAAACAACCTGTCTAATTGGTGAGATTGTTCATCAAGTTTTGTTCAATCCATCATACAAAGTAGCCATACTTGCAAACAAATTGAAAACCGCTACAGAAATCATGGACAGAGTTAAACTTGTTTATGAAAATCTTCCAAAGTGGATGCAGCAAGGGGTAATTGAGTGGAACAAAACCAGTATTACACTTGAAAATGGGTCTAAAGTGGTCTGTTCATCTACATCATCAAGTGCTGTTCGTGGTTCTTCATATAACTTTTTACTTTTAGATGAATTTGCATTCGTTCCTGAGGAGATAGCAGAGGATTTCTTTGCATCTGTTTATCCGACTATTACGGCAGGACAGACAACGAAAACCGTAATAGTTAGTACTCCTAATGGATTGAACATGTTTTATAAGTTGTGGCAAAACGCTAAAGACGGAAAATCAAACTTTAAACCTGTAGAGGCGTTTTGGTGGCAAATTCCTGGTCGAGATGAAAAATTTAAAGCAGAGACAATCAGAAATACATCTGAAAGAAATTGGGCAAGTGAATATGAATGTGAGTTCCTCGGTTCACAAAATACTCTTATCAAAACATCTAAATTGGCATCGTTAACATTCTGTGAGCCTATTTTTAGTTCAAGTGATGGCCTTTGCGTATACGAATCTCCTAAAGAAAACCACATTTACTCAATTACGGTGGACACAAGTAGATCTGTAGGGCAGGATTATAATGCATTTGTGGTAATTGATGTGACTAATTTTCCATATAAAGTGGTTGCAAAGTATAAAAACAATCATATACCCTCTGAAATCTACCCAAATGTTATCCTATCTGTAGGAAATAAATACAACGAAGCGATGGTTCTTGTTGAAATTAATGACATCGGACAGCGGGTTGCTGACTTACTTAAGGAAGAATTAGAATATGACAACCTTCTTGAAGTAGTGATTCAAAATAAAAAATCACAAAGACTTGCAACTGCTTACGGTGGAATGAAGGCTTATCCCGGATTAAGAACAAGTACACAGACAAAAAAATTGGGATGTAATGCTTTAAAAGAGTTGATAGAAGGCGATAAGTTAATACTAAACGATTTTGATATAATATCAGAACTGAGTACATTTATTGCTAAAGGCCAATCATTCGAAGCAAGTTCGGGATATCACGACGATTTGGTGTCCTGTCTTGTGATGTTCGGTTGGATGACAACGCAACCATATTTTCAAGATATTAGCAATTTAGATGTCAGAAAGAAAATTTACGAGGAAAAGATTAAAAAACTTGAAGAAGAACTAATACCCTTTGGGTTTATAGATTCTGGTCTTCAGGATGATTATGAAAAGTCATCTTCCGAACTAGGAAGAGAGACATCGATTAGTTCAGATAATGAGGCAAAATCTAGTAATTGGGCAGCAGACAAAGACGAGATTTTTTGAAACACTAAATACCAACGACTAACTAAAGTCAAGTAAACAGGAGACTATTCAGATGGCATTTCAACTTTCTCCAGGCGTGAGTGTAACGGAGCG